GGATGAAAAGGATATTCCAGCATTCGTATGAAAGTGTAGGAAAAAAAATAGGGGATTTGCTGGCATGAACCCAATACAAACGACAATGCGTAAGTCACTTAGAAAAGAAGGGGAGAAATTAAATATATTTGCGGTCTTAGATCCAAGTATGGTTGATTACAACCTTAAATTAATATCTACTGGGCATATATTTTACCTTGCCAATAACGGTGCTCACCAAGCAATGGAAAAAGAAAGATCACTAAAATCAAATATTTCTTCCTTCGGCAACGATTATATAGCACCAGACTATATTCAGGTAGGAAATAACTATGCGGATAAAGTGATTTTACCTTCATATATAGCCCCAGATATAATCCTTTGTTCTCAATTAGATCATCAGCCTTTATGCTGTAGTCTCGCACACAAACACCATATGCAATCAATAGGGATAAGAAATACTTTACCACATCAAAATTGGGTTAACTCGCACCAAAACCAATGGAAAGATATACTTCTACATCCTACAGAACATACCGTTTATTTAAGCGAGCAGGCACAAGAGGCTTGGTCTAATATGCCAAGGCTGGAACATCTGGGTACTGAGGATAATGAATATGTTATCGAAGAAACCTGCGAGGACTTTGTAGAAAAATGGTCTCAGTTATTGACATCCGTAGCAGATTCTACATATGTACGAAACATAGGGCTTGACATAGGTACTAATGGACCGGGAATACTTAGCACAAGTAGGAATAATGAAATCCTCGTTCCTAAAATAAAAGGATAATTATTATGGATCTTAAGGTAGCAATACATAACGAGGCTTCTAAAGAAGTTGTCTTGGATGAATACACTAAAATTAGCATAGAAGACCTGTCAAATAAGCAAAATGCATCTCTAAAGGAAATATTTCTCGGAGACTTTTTGTGCTTCGTAGATCAAAAAGATATCGTTGCAACAACTGATTTGGTTATAAGTAAAATGAGATACGGTGCTAATATCATAATTACCGGCAGTGACATATTAGAAATATCTAGGATGATTATGAATAGGAATATACCCCTAAACACAGCCCGCGACCTTTTGTACTCAGAAAAAAAATCTTGCTATACTTATCTAGAGATCATTAGCTTGTTAGAGTCAAAAGGCTTGAAGATCTTAAGAAAAATACTAACTGGATTATCATATTCTATAGTAGCGGAGAGGCCAGATGTCACAACAAAAAAATGAGTCCGTTGATAGCGTTCCTCTGGCCCCAATACACACCTCTTGTCATGGGTGCGTGTGGCAAGAGCACGATAACAAAATTTTACAAACAGGATGTACCTTAGGAAGAATAGATAAATACAAAGAGGTGGGAGCTATCGTCTTAGAAGCATCAAACGAAGACGACGAGGAGTTTTTTATAATTAACGACAGAGTGTGTATGGCCAAAAGATCTCCGTACTGGAAGGGCAGAGCCGAAGAAGAGGGGATGGATTTAATTGAGCAGGTTTATGAAGAAATGAAAATAAAATACCACACCACAATAATTTTAAAGGATGAAGATCTAGACAGACTTGCTGCTAGCATAGAATCTTTAAAATCTCAAGACCCTCAGCCAAAACACGTAACGGTGATAACAACAGTAGACTCCAAAGTCTCTCCTGAAAAACTAAGACGACTATTAGAAGAATGCGGCTTTCCTTGGAAGATACAATCAATGCAGGTTGATATGCCAGAAGCAGAGGCCGTAGACCTAGTTTTATCTGGCTTTTTGCCATCGTATCGAAAGAAACTTCCATTTTATATGAGCATCGATTCAGGAGATATTCTGCCAGAAAATTTGATGGAAAAGCTTAGCGACAAAGTTAGTAAAGAACTATTGCAGTTTGCTGTTTTGGAAATTAAACCCGATACACACTCTATAATAGCTTCTACGTATCTGCATAAACACTTAGGGGGGAATAGATTAAAAGAAGAACATGGGGACAACAAAAGTACTTTAAAACAAGCACTACAAAAGGATGAAGAATGCAATATTCCAATAATGAGCCTAGGGGAAATACTGTAAATTATCCTAAATTAGCAGTAGTAACAACTTCTTCCAGTGCTCCAAAAAATTTTGCCTACGAGGGCGAGTCGTTCGTAATATCAACCCCCTCTTCTCCAGAAAATACTTCTTTGTTTTATAACGAAGTGTTGCATGAAATAATAGATCAGTACGATGTATTTGCTTTTTTAGAGAAGGAGGACGATTTTACTTTTTTAGAATCTTGCAATATGATCGTAAACAGACTATTTAAAAATGATATGGTGGGGTCTGTTTACTCTGATTGCCTGTCTGCAAATGGAAAAGATTCTTTTTCAGTCTTTGTTCCAACATTTTCTCATGATAATTATCTTGGTAACAATAAAATATTTCATCAGCCTATTTTTGCGAAAAGAGACGCCCTTAAATATGGGGCAGCTCACTTGTCTAAAGTAAGTTGTTTCTTAGATCAGCCACCTCAATATTTTGACAGCCGGTTAAAAAGACTGTGCTTCCATGGGCTTCTTGGAGTACTTTCCGGAGGGTGGGTTGTTTCTCATATAGCCGAGCCACTATTCACCTGCCAAAATAAAAATTTTGATATCGAAAACTCAAACAGCGACCTCAACATACTTTTTAACAGATAGGCAGCATGGGTTCGACTAGAAACATAGCACAGGCAAAAGATCTTGGGTCTTTAGATATAATAATACCGGCTGCCGGGGTCGGAAGAAGAATGAAATCTTATGGCTGTAAATCATTAATTAAAATTGATGGATCATCATCTATAATAGAAAGACAGATAAATCTAATTAAGAAACACTTAAGTTTTAAAAAGACTATATTGGTATCTGGGTTTGAGTCAGATAAATTAATGAAAAATACTCCAAAAGATATCTTAAAGGTCGAAAATGAAAGATATGAAGTTACCAACGTTGTCAGAAGCATAGGGATGGGCCTAAGAGTGTCTAAGGCAGAAAGAATTTTGATTATATACGGAGACCTTGTATTCAACGAAATAACAATGTCAAGAATGCCCGATTTCACCAAGTCCTTTGTTCTTACTGAAGATTGTAATGAAATGAGCGAAGATGAAGTTGGTTGCATTGTTGTCAATGGCAGGCTTGAACAGATGTTGCCAGACATACCAAATAAGTGGTCTCAAATCTCCTTTTTTGCAGGAAGAGAGTTGGAGATATTAAAAAAAATTGCTTGGGATAGAAAGAAGGAAACTTACTTTGGGTTTGAGGCAATAAATAGTATAATAGATAAAGGGGGCATCTTCAATGCTCACAAAATAAGGGGGTCAAAAATTATAGATATAGACTGTTCAAAGGATTTATCTAGGGTTAAGGAAATAATATGACAACCGCTGTTTTTTTAGGTTCTGAAAATTTAAATCATGGAGAAACTCTTAGGGGATTGGCCATGTCTCTTGGTTCTGTGAATATGGATTCTATACTATGGCAAAAACATCAAAAGCCAGTTTTTGACATGCTGCATGAGCTAAGACCAAAGGCCCTATTTTGTTCTTCTTTCGATATTGATAACGATATTTTGAATGCTTTGGATGAATATAAAGATACTAGGCTCGTAGCTATTGGATATAGGCCAGAGATACAGTTAACTAAAAATTGTCTAATTTGCTATGAAACAGAAAAACCAGAAGATTATATTGCGTATCACTTAGAACCAGCAGCAAATACGGCTGCGATAGGAGGTAGTTATAATGAAATATATAAATGTGACATAATGTCTATATGTGAACAAAAGCCATCTATAATAAATACTATTTTGGCAGACTATCAAATAAAGCTGTTTAGTTTTTTTAATCATATTCAAGATGATTATAGATATCTTGGTAAAATACCATTAAATATGTTTGGTAGCTTGGTGAGGTCTAGCAAAGTCTTTTTAGAAGAACATGGTAGCATACATAATTTAATGAATGCCTTGGCCAACGGAGGATCGGTATTAACTAAAAATAAAATTTTTCTAAAAAATGACAGTATAAAAGTTTTTAATGAAGAAAATATTGAAGAAATATTAGAAGAGGCAATAGTCAATAAAAATGATAATTCTGATTGTCAGTTTGATATATTAAAAAATCATACATATCTCAATAGGCTTTCAGATATCATGAATATACTGGGCCATACCAAAGAGGCTTCCCTATGCAAAAAACAAATCACAAATCTAGTGTAGTAAAAGTAGCCATTCTTACAGAAACACTAGGGATGTCACAAAAGTCAATGTCCTTAACAAAGGGGCTAAACGAAATAAGCTGGCCATACAAAAATATAGACGCTGCTGTATTTTGTTTAGATGCTAGCGTGCCTCCCGTAATCCCAAGATTTGGCACCTTACCGATGATAAAGGCTTTTTGCCACGAAGCTATTTTTTTGGCAACTAACCTAGAAACTGCAAGCTTGCTAGTAGATTTTCCTACGGCAGTAAAGAAATATTTTTATATTTGGGACTTAGAATGGGTTTGTAAAAATTATAACTATCACGAGATGTTAAGGGTATATTGTAATAACGAATTGAATCTTGTGGCCAGAAGCAAATCTCACTTCAAGGCTATAAAAAATTCTTGGAAAGAGCCTTGTGGGATCGTAGAAGACTTTGATTCAAAAGCCATACTAAAACTTATAGAAGGGAAAGAGTAATGAAATCCGTATCTTTAACTAAAGAATTTTTAATCGAACAATACCTAGTGAATAAGCGAAGTTTTGCTGATATAGCAAGTCAGCTTGGTACATACCCCAATAAGATAAGGCGGCAGGCTATCAAGATGGGAATTGAGCCAAGAGATAAAAAGAAGGCTCAGAAAGAAGCCCTTAAATCCGGAAGACATAAGCATCCGACAATGGGCACAAAAAGAAATAGTAAAATCAAGGAAAAAATTAGTGAAAGTATGGGCAAGGTTTGGGAAAACATGGACAAAAAGGAAAGATCTCATAGGTCTCAGATTGGAAAAGAACAATGGAATAAAATGACACCAGACCAAAGAAAAGAATTTCACAGACTTTCTCATGAAGCTATAAGAAAAACTAGCAAAGAAGGGTCAAAATTGGAAAAATATCTCCTAAAACGCTTGACAGAGGATGGTTTTAGAGTAGAATTTCATAAGGAACACCTTGTTGTAAATGAAAAATTGCAGATGGATCTTTTTTTGCCAGAGCTGAATGTCGCTATTGAAGTTGATGGCCCTTCGCACTTTAAGCCTGTGTGGGGAGAAGATGCTCTAGCTAAAACCCAGAAATCAGACCAACAAAAAAATGGCCTATTGATTTCTCGCGGAACAACAGTTATCAGGATTAGGCAAGAAAAATGTTTGTCACAAAAGTATCAAAGGGACCTTTATCGTAAATTGTCTGAATCGTTATCCAAGATTACGAGTGGAAAATTGTCAAAAGATGATATGTATATTGAAATAGGAGATACTAAATGATGACAGTACAAATTGATATTAGTAAAATGAAGGTTAAGGATATTAAAGATATGTTGGTGAAAGATCATGGTTATGAAGCTTCTGATCTGAACAATACAAAAAAGATGGACCTAATTGAACTTTTGCAAAGTGAAAGCAATATAGAAAATCTTGATATCAGTTTTGGGGATGGTGATGATACTGGAGACTTTGAAACTAATGACACCTCCTCATCTCCTGCCGCCCCAGAGACCTTAACCACAACGGAAGAAGCAGAAAGTTTGCTGCCTCCAAGTATATTTGAGCCCTCTTGGAGTGATTATGTTTTGTCTAAGTTTGAACATGATGAAATGATAGATGGGAACCCAACGGTAGACGGCCTGAGAAGAGTTACAGAACTGGTCATGGGGGGAATAACAGCCTCAACTACCGAAGTTGTACAGGTTCCAACTAAAGAGAATAAGGGTCGGGCTACTGCGATACACACAATATCAGTTATTATGCCGGATGGGATTAGTAAGACCGTGTCAGGATCGGGTGATGCTTGGTATAAAAATGCAGATATGCCATATAGCAAATTTCCGGTGGCTATGGCTGAAACCAGAGCAGAGGGACGAGCACTAAGAAGGCTGTTGCAATTAAGAAAGGTTGTTGCAGCTGAAGAGCTTTCTCAAAATTTGGATGGGGAGTCAGATTATGGGGATGAGTTTGTAAACGATAACCAAATTAGTTTTATCGATGTTATGTGTGGTAAGGGGAATAGGGGTCTTGATATAAGTGTTTATAAGCTGGTGAATTCTGGGTCAAAGACCTATAAAAGCATAAGAGAGGTATCTTATCACACGGCAACTAAAATAATTCAACAGTTGTCGACGTACCAACAAAACTCGGAGTCCATACCGGAGACACTTAAGGGCTATGAAGATAATTGGAGGGATAGTTTCGATGTCAACAATTCGTAAAAAAACTCAGTGGAGAGTCTACAAGCCCAATAAAGAAAAGTCTGGAGCTGCAAGTAGGCTTGAAATGAAAATCGTTAGTGAAGAAAGGTCCGGTAAAGATGGAAAAGAGTACACCTACAGAGACGTACAAATGTTCTGGGTGGCATCACCACAGACTGGAATAGACTCAAATGGTAACGCCTCCTTTTCTTGGAAAGATTCAAATGATACTAAATCAATCACATTGAAACTTGGGGAGACTGATATTGGGGAGTTATTGGCTGTCCTTGATGGAGAAAAACCTGAGGCGGGTAAGGTTGGAGGAAAGTTTCCCGGAATATTTCATCAAAACGCTAGGGGAAATACAACCTTTTCTTTTAAAAGGGCGGAAGGACAGGGTTATTATATAAGACTGGCAAAAAAACCAAAGGGAGGGCAGCTAACCGAAGTCAAGCACACCCTCTCTTTTGGTGAAGGTCAGGTTCTTAAAGTATTGTTAAAAAGGGCGGTTGAGCAAAAGTACCAGTGGTAGTTATGGCAACTTGTCCAATTCTGTTCTAAGTCTAGCTATCTCTGTATTCAGTTCAGAAATTACTTGTGTGTTTTGTTTAAGAGCCTCATTTATATCTTGAATACTTTTTAGTACTAGTTGCCTATCAAGTAAATAAGGAGATTCTGTTTGTATCATCTTGGAAACGTCTGCTCTGCTTACGTAATCGCTTGCTTCCACCATCCAGAACCCAACCATCAGAATTAAACAACTGAACGAGCTTACCGCTATAGTTTTCCATAAGTGTGACATAAAAGCCCCCTAAAATAATTATATGTGCCTAATTAAATATACACCGCAAAAACTGGAGATTATTAATGTTTGAGTCATTTAAAGTTACCCCAGAAAAAGTCTGTAAGGCCATGGAGATGGGAAAAGTGATTGGTAGGTTAAGAAATTCGATAAGAAAAGGGTCTGGAAATTGGATCGGTTGTTTAGGAGAAATAGTTGTTTCTGACAGAATCAAAGGAGAAATTGTTGGAACTTACAACCATGATATTTTGAAAAACAACAAAAAAATAGAAGTAAAATCTAAAGAGAGGTCTGTTCCCTTAAAACCTCACTATGAAGTTTCTATTGCGGTTCCTAGTAAACATCAACGTCCTGATTATTATGTTTTTGTTAGCATACAAACTAACAATGGCAAAGCTAAAAAAGTTGAAATTGCGGGGTGGATGGAAAGAGATGAGTATTTCAAAAAAGCCAAGTTCTTAAAGAAGGGGGACATAGACCCGTCCAACAACTGGAAAGTCCTGCTGGACTGTTACAATCTTCGGGTTGACCAGCTAAAGCCTATGGATGATTTTCTTACTGAAACGTAACGGCTAAACAATTCTGGTTGGAATTTTCTTACCTGTTATAAAAAAAGGAGGTACTGGAACACCTACTATTTTGTTTAGATTCGTTACAAGACGACTCAGGGCCTCTAAACATCAACATCAGCCTCCCACCTAGGGGGGTTATCCGGACAAGATTCTGTCGCCCAAGCCAGCTTATTCATAAAATTACCCTTCATGGTAATTCTACAGCCACAAAGACTACAGGCACTTCCAGTAAAGTGGGGGCATCTCTGGCAAGTTTTAAATATTTCATTTATTCTTTCTTGAGACCTCACGGGCTTTCCATTCTGGGTCCATTTTTGTCTAGCATTCATATACCTCTTAGTCTGCTTTGCAAAGCCCCCCCTAGTCCCCTTATTCTTTTCCCATGCCTCCATCTGCATTTTTTCTATATCTTCTTCCTTTGAATCAACAACCCTACCCCTATCTTTGGCCGGTACGATTTTATCAATTGAAGGTGCCTTAGTCTCAGGAACCAATTCTTCATTTCTTTTTATCTCCACCATTCCCACTCCATTTGTTAACGGGGTTGGATTTTCTGGTCTGGTTTCTCTTTTTTGGGCTCTCTTAACATATTCAACTCTTTGTATTTTATTTTGTCGGGTCTCTCCCTCTTGCATATGTTCCGTTAAAAATTTCCAGTCTTCACTGGAAAGTACGGGCGAAGCTTTTAATGAGGATGCTTGCAGGAGCCCATGTCCGGAAACCCCTTCTCCCTTTACTTCGCAAGCACAATTTGGATTCCACACTTCTACTGAGCCGGGCAAATCACAGCAAGTTCCTTCATTAGCAAAACCAGATGCCAAGTAAAATAGATTTCTTGTATCTCCATCAGCCTCACAATTAAAATCGTCACAAACCCAGACAGCACTCAGGCCATACTTAGATCCTCCAATTTCTGTAACGAAGGAAGCATGTGGGACATTTATTTCTAACCACCTTCTTTCATATTGTTCAGTAACATGCGCATGGTAGTCTGCGCTTGAATCCACATCAGGACCTACCGCACAAAGTTTTCCGGGGACATCTGGACCCTGTTTAGTAGCTGACTGACGAAAGCTATTAGACACTTCGTGAGCATTGTATCTTGCCCAGTAATTATCTACCCCCATTGGCCATGCATAGCTTCCCGATGGGTGGGGAGCAGATATAGATTCCCACTTGCCCATTTCTGTATGCTCATACCCAGTAGGATATAGTAACTGACCTTTTGTACCAAGTAGAGGTATGGCATTACACTGTTCTTCAGGATCGTTGTAAAACCAGTTTGAGCTACATCTAGTCTCTCTCCACCCATTCAATCCTACAAAATGTACTTCTGGAGCAGAGTAATAGCCCGCTCCCACTTCATCAATTACTATAGCACCTGTGCCCAGCGGGATTTGGCCATTTGCATCTACACCAGTAACATAGGCATGTCCTCCGCAATACGAATTCAGTCTGCTGCCCGGATCTTGGTCATAGTAAAAAGGAGTGGGCTCAGAACTAAGTCTTCCAGCATTACCCGGATCGTAGTCTCCTCCTCCCCCCTTAGAACAGGAGTCCTGAAGTCCATAGCCGGGAGCAGTCTTCAATGCTCTCTGAGATGAAAATCTAATGTAGGGAAGTACAGGAGTTGATATTCCTCTTGAAAGATTTGGTTGTTTATAAGAAATGGCCCTACCAAATTCATCGTAAGAATCTCCTCCGTAAGTTACATATACCCTATCAATACCAAGCATCCCAGCAGAAAGAGACGTACCATTAGGGTGGCAACACTTCTGATCTACGGTAACTAATTCGCAGTCTTCTTCTGCCGGATCACAACCGGGATCTTCAATTCTAATAGTAAATGTTTCACATTGATCATTATATTGTTTAGCCCATCTAGCCTCAGCACAATTTGTGCCGCCATACTCATCTGCAAGAGCACGATTCCTATCCCATTCTAGCATCCCCGTAGAAAATCCAGAAGGCCAGCATTTGCCTATCGCCGTAGAAGCAGCACTAGTTGTCACCGCAGGATTTACTTCTAATTTTCCTTCACATTCAAAGAATGCTTCTGGGGGAAGAAGGTATCCGGTTCCCTCCTCATCCAATACAACCTTGGTCAACGTCATTTCAGCTATGCACTCTGCGGGAGTCTCGTTTGTTTTGCAGAAAGGATATTCTACCATAGTTACCCTTGGAACACTTGTATACCCATATCCGTGGTTAGTTATGGTTATTCCGGACGCCATTTCTTGAGATATGGTACCACTACCAAATACAGCTCTTATGTCAGCATCTCTTAGTTTACTTATTATTGTTTGATTAACATCAAGGTCGTCATTACATCCAAGGCCCTCGGGGTCCCCACAGCAGTTTAAAAGCCCAATAGCGCCACCGGGCCCATCTATACCAATGCCACCCAAGCCCTCCAAATTGTCCATTTTGCACCCACCGTCAGTGTCTTCGCCAAATTCAGAATAGTAGAACGCCCCAACAGGAGCAAAGCCTTCATCCATCACAATCCTCTTCACCCCTATTATAGGTATGCCGTCAGCATGCTCTCCTTCTCCGGCGCTCCAATCTATTGATGGCATGCCATTTATTTCACCGTCGTCCCCAGCATCAATTATATCTACGGCTATTATTTCACCACAATTTACTCTGGCTATACCCTTTGCCTCCCCCGGACCTGATATAGTTACTTCAAAGTCTTCCGTATATCCACACCCTCCGCTACACATAAAGACACCAATAACACCCATTACAGGAGTACCTGTAACTGCTCCTTGTGGTCGATCATCAGCAGGCATAAATGAGGCATGGATGGAACCCTTGTCTCCCGGCCCACCAATTCCGATGTCTGGAAGTTCTCCATCGACAGGCCCCTCGCCTTCTGACATATAATATCCCCACCCCCCATCAACAACTTCTAATGCTACAACAGTTCCTTCCAGATTTTCAATCTTTGCTTGCGCCCCCCAAGCAGAGGTTCCCGTAGGACTACACTCCCTAGAATTACTATCTCGATGCCCACTTACGGGGGCCTCTATCACAATGCTAGGAGGATGGCTATAGCCCGCTCCCGAGGTAGTTACATGAAGATCAAAAAGTTTCATTTCAACATGGGCAGCAGCACCATCACCCTCTGGTTCATAATATAGTTGGTTGAAGTGATCTTCATCATAGGCCCCGTCTCCCCATGTCCAGTCTGTAGATTGGACTCCTCCTTGGATATTGGTGCCAGCTATAGTGCCGGAAGGTATCTTTCCACAATAAGCACCTTGACCACTTTGAGGTACAAACCTGACGCTAGGAGTTTCAAAGAATCCAGAGCCAGCAGCCAAATAGGGATAGTATGGATATGTCTCCTTTGAGTTCGTCTTCGGAGGACAGGCATTCTCACCCTGACAGATCCATAAGTCACCTACCTTCTCGCCACCATCAAATTCTACAGTATCTAGAGTTCCTAGGGTAGAAACTTTCATAGTACAATATCCGGTAGCTCCATGACCAGCAAGCTCAAGTTCCCCGTGTGAGGGCCCCGGATCACTCGCATCCTCCATCGTATGATGCCCCGGCATAAAGTCAGAATCTTGTGTCCCCTCAAAAAAATCATAAACTAAATAAGCCCTGACCCTACAGCCAGTATCAGGATCTCCAGTATCAAGATGACTATATACCCCCTCGCTTCCGTAAGGGAAATGATCATAATACACTCCAGAACCTAAGCTACTACCATCTGCCCAGTGCAATATTTCTTCATTTGGTCTTGGCCAATACATTTGTCCGCTGCGACTTAAAAAGTCTCCTACTCCTTCTGAGGCCTCGTCGCCTAATTCTTTACCAGCCAATGTGTTTAAAGTATTTCTAAAAGGATAGTACTGCGCCCGATGACCAGAGTTCTGATAAGATGTTCCCTCCATTAAATATCCACTCCAGCTATCAATATGTATGCCGTCGACAATACCGCTTGGATGCCATCTGTGGGGAGGTTCGTGTCCCGTAGGATTCATATCCCTACACCCAGCCTTGCCCCCTTCATTCCAATAGCCATTGGTATATGAGCTTTCTACATACCCAGTTCCATCTCCATATACAACCCCTCTTCTTGTTGAGCTGGTTTCGCCAAACGACGAGGAAGCCCCCTCTGCATGCTGAGGACTAAGCCACTCAGTAAACTTTCTTGACAAGTCTCTTACTCTAGTTATATAAGTTTCTCTGATATCTGACGACATACCAGCCATAGGAAATTTAGTAAAGTCTTCTGCTATGGTAGCATCGCTTCTGTTTGCGTGAGAATGGTAGCACTGAAGAATAAGTCTGGGAGTTCCTATCCCCCTAGTAAATAACTCAGATATTCCTCCGGGACACGGACCCGCACTTGGATGTACCCCAGCCCATTCCCCATTAACCATTTCTCCTTGGTCGCACTGTCCAAATGGTGGGGGAGGGCCATACCCCCATATTTTTACCCCTGTGTCGGGAGCACATCCAGCAGTCGAGCCTGCAAAATATCCACAGTTTGCGGGATTTCCATCTCCTGTGTGTCTAATGCAATTATCTCTAGGGTCTGTACAACAGTCTCCCCTTCCGTCATTAGCTCCGGGCTGACTCTCGCCATATTCTCCATCGGGGCAATCGTCTCCTACGCCCTGCGAGCACCCCCATTGCGCTGATGTCCAGTATCCAGTAATAGCTTCTTCCATGCCGGGAGCCCCTTGCAGCCCTGTCCAAGCGACACACTCTGGATTCCCGTCCCCATCAAAACAATTCTCACAACCAGTACAATCTAAAAGTAGTCTGCCTCCCTGAACAGGAAGAGTGGGAGAAGACCCCGGCACATGAGGGTAGTAAGGAGGAGAACCTAATAGTCCTAGTTCGTCAGAAGTAACCTCCGCTCGACATCCCGACCACGCATCAGCATCACAAGTTTTAGAGGTATTCCTATCTATACCACTACAACATCTTGGAGCATAAGGACCAAACGACCCGTTGGTAATCCATATGCCACCATCGCCAGAACATAATGCTGGAACGTCCGCACCAACATAGCCAGCTCCATAAGAAGGAGGGTCTGCCGTCGCACCACAGCATTCCCAGTCCCCGGTCTTTGCGGTTCCATCTTCAGTCCAGCTAATACCCATTGGAACTATAGGACAACAACTACCATCATGAGGATTTTTACCCGTTGAATATATCCACTCCTGACCATTTCCCTCTGGGCACCATCTCCCACCCTGAGAATCAGGGGTTATGTGCGAGGGAGGATATGCATCTCCTTCAGTGATCATTCTGTGTGGCCCACAAGGGCCCGCACTAAACTCTTCTCCTGTCGAGATCCATGGAAGTCCCCCTCTTACATTGTCTGCTACTGGAACATTTTCAGCAAGGTTTGCGTCTCTTGGACGTTGGTCAAATTTCATTTTATGAACTGAGGGTTCTGCTCCTCCAACTGCCGCAGCCCCTAGTGTCCTAAGAGGCCCTTCCGTCGAAAGATCTGAATAACCCTTCCAAGGGAATGGTGTTCCGGGATTTGTTTCTCCCTCAGTATTAGAAAATCCTATAACAGTTCCCGCTCCAAACCCTGCTATGAAACTATTTCCTTCTGGAGCGATAAACTCAGGAGTGCTTAAGCAATAACCTGTCGCACCGGTCGCACTGGGTCCTGCTCCCGGACAACACTGCGCCGTCAAATCGTGTCGCTGCCATTCTCTAGCACCTACTTGGTGAGTAACCCCAGACATATGTCCGGTCTCATGAAAATAAGGAGGCAAAGAACAGTGTGATGGCACCCATGTAGGAGCGTGACCGCCTAATGCCAAAACCCTTGGATAGGAGACATGGCCATTGCCCCACCTTCCGGGCCCAAACCCTATGTCTGGTCCTATGCATATAGTATGAAAGTTTGGATACCAACCTGCTGGACTATCCCCTTCCGCCTCAGCAACAGTAACGCTGTTCAAATCTCCAGTTCCACTAAGCCCAAGATGATATCTGTATACTATTGGAGGACCGGCACTGGTAAGGGAAATACCAAAGGAAAGAGGGACAAGATAACCACTCCCTCCATAAAAATCCCCAACCGGATCTCCGTTTGAATCAACTACTAATCTGCCACTCTCGTCTATCTCAACATATCCAGTAGCTTGCCACCCATCTTTTATTTCAGTTCTTCCGGGAAGTTTGTAGGCATAGTGTGATTGTGGAGGATCTATGATTAATGGTATTTTGTTGTCGCCAAGGGGCCGCTCGTCTCCCTGTATTATTCCAGAGCCCCTCGCCGTTGTAAAATCGGCACCTCCGCAGAGTCCGGGAGCAAGTTCTAAGCCTAAAAGAGAATGTCCGGGCGAAGCATATGTCCATTCGCAGCTTCCCGGCTTATGATAGTCATACGGCGTAGCGGCGGCCCAGTTTTGATTTCTGTCCCCTTCAACATTTCCCGGCCCATGAGCAAAAGGTATCCCCTCTGCATCATACCCACCCAGAGCTGAAACTCTATCGTGTATTTTTTCACACAGGGTTTGATCTTCAAATAACAAACCGGAAGATGTATAATTTTCCCATCCGGGAAGATCACTTACTTCTGTCTCGCACCCTCGTCTATCGTTGGTATAGGGAGGGCCTTGATATTTAGTAACCTCATTGCCATAATCCAATGGCAAGCAAGACATATCTACCAAATCGTCACCAATTTTCCAGTGGGTACATTTCTTAAGGAACGGGGCCAAGGGAACTCCTTCCCCAGCATTTACATCGGAGTGCGTACCAAAATTCCCCAAGAAACGCACCATGAACGTATCTCCCGGAGGATTGAAAGTTTGTGAATTAGGGGTGCAAGAAGCTAGGCCCGAAATAGTGGTTGCCCATCCAGCGCTAAGTTGAGATTCATCCCAAGTGGATTCACCTTCACAACAACACCCTTGACATTTGCTACATGTCGCACAAACCTCTACCCTAGCCGCACCTTTTACGCGACCTCTGTTGTGAGGGCCATGTCCACCATCTAACCCATGATCTCTTGAACTTCTATGTCCTGCCATTTTTATTCCCTGTTAAGTAAAAGACCCAACGCATGTACTTCCATCTACTCCTGTTGGACAGGTACCGTAGCAACTTGGGGCATATTTCGGCCTAGCATAAGCGTCGTTGCCTATTCCCCCTAGACCATGATTATCTCCGTGTCCCTGCCCGCCACTCCAAAGAATAGGATCTGTTGGAGTGTTTACAACATCTACTAAGTGCCCAAAGGCATCAAATTGCAACTCCAAAAAACAAACATGCAAAGACCCGTCGTTACAACACTGAACATCAGTAACAATAGGAACCCATTTTGCTACCCCTCTTTCTTCGTGGGCTGTGCTAGCCCTAATTGCATCTAACCTTCCTGCTGCGGTGTGTGGATATTCACCACTTCCGGTAGGAGCAATAAAAATACCATTAGCACCATTAATATCATATACTATTCTGCCTCCATATCCAGTTGGGCTAATCCCAGACATGCTAGTTGGAAGATCTATCCAATTGCCGTCTTCACCAATTCCGGGGAACGGATCTCCAATTCTTTTGTAGGGAGCCGAAACTCCGGCAGATACGCTACCGCTACCCAACCATCCTAAAACATCGTTTCCAACCGGAGCAGGGCCTCCGCTTCCCGGATAAGGATGGTCTGGTTGAGCGGGTCCGTCATCCGATCTTCCCGGCCAATTATAGTAAGAGCCGAAAGGTTCTGTGCCTGCCCTAACGCACCTTGCCGCAGCATCATCTCTGGGCCACCTATTCATATGTCCCAAGGGATGATATTCTGAAGTTTGGGTGTCATAATATGCTGTTATAGTTGCCCCAACCGTAAGCTCTTGAGAAGTATTATTTGCTAATGTAATAGTAGGAGCCGCAATTCCAGATCCGCTAGCATCATAATATGTGTATCCCACACCCTGAGCATCATTAGTTAGTGGGTCTACGGGACCATCTCCAGTCATACTCATTAGTGTGGCCCTTGCGGGCATGTCTGGCCTAGCATGCTCAATCATTTTAGCTCTTACAAGACCAAAGTTCTGAGGTGCTGTCCAAACGCCCCTGACTCTATCAAACCTAAGATCTATAGGAGCAACTGGCCAAGTATGAGGTTTCTTTAACCAGTCAGGATAGAAAGTGTCTTTTAGATTTGCTAGCTTAAAGTCTCCTTCGCTAGCTGATGACTCTATGTCTGCTGCATTGGGAATCGGTTTTCCTTGAGTGTCATAGCCCCACCCATGAATAATCAGTGGACCTCTAAGACCCAAGGCCCTGACATCGTCAGCATAGGCCCCGTAGCCTTTGCCATCCGCCAAATTACGGTCAGCAACTTCCTTCTGCAAACCACCTCCGGGAATTAGTCTTCCGTGAGCAGTAATAAAAATATCATTTCCATCTCCAGAGTGTCTTATGCCTCTGCATGGAGATGTTGAGCCGCACCCAGTACCCACATCAAAAAGATCAATGGAAGTATGCATGGCAGACCAATCATACTGTTTCATTAATCCTCCGGGATCAAGCTTTGTGCCTGTCCCAACCCAATTTCGAATATTTATTCCTGTAGGATTTGTTGTAGAGTGTGACTCGTTAGTAAATGGGTTTAAATAACTTAAACTAATTACAGGAGACTGCCATTCGTGTACCGGTGGGGCAGGAGATATTGAATTGTTAGGAAATCCTTGGTGGCCAAGAGGTGGTCGTGTTTCGACCGAAGGGTAACTTTCTCCGCCTCCCCCCGTACCAATACCATATTCTGGAATCCCGCTGATTAATAACGGAGAAAGGCCAGATTGTTCAAATGCAACTCTTGGATTATTAAGCCACCACTGGTGGTTTTGCGCCCCCGTAGGCTCGACAACACCGCCATGAGGTATTCGGGCTTCTAAGCTAGTAAGTATTTTCGTAGGATCTTTGGCCCAAGGCTGCTGATGATCTTCGCTACCTCCGGTGCTTCTCCATTCAGCGAAAAAGTTATCATATATACCACTGTTTGCGCCAGACGATGCGGGCCATCGAAAATAAGTTGTTTCGTCAACTTTCTGATAAGGCCTTTTTATATTTGTGTTATAATATTGTGGAAGGCCTCCGCCCCCACTCATTGAGATAGGTCTCAATAGCCCGTCGTAACTCATCACTGCGGAACGAGAATAAGTATTGTAAAGAATCTCGCCAGCATCATTTGTAATATTTGCAAATTCAGCTTGTAGCTCTCCAAAATTATGAGACACAACGCTTGAACGCCTATAATTTCCATCTCCTGTCGGGGCAGACAATGTTTGTTTCGTAGGGTCTGTTTTAGACATTTGACCAAAGAGAACGCCTTGTGGGGAAGTTCTTGATGAAGCTTCATCTGAGGCATCAGGGGTGCGAATGTCCTTAAAGGCTATGTCCATTCCCTGAACACCAACCCTTAAACCTTTTTCAAAAAACTTCCTAGTGTCTCTTTGCATTTTATGAGACAGGGTAGACATTTGTTTCAGTCTGTCGGCATTTCCCTTTGTAAAAGTTCCAAATTTAGGGCTATATGTCCTCATTGAATAATTAGTAGTTATACCACCCGGCGAGACCTCAACACCTACACTTGTTATTGGGGGCCCATCTAAGCCACTAGCTGGAAGCCTTAGTCTTTCATGGACCTGAAGAACATCCATGCTAAGATTTTGTTTTCTAGCGGGAACAAGCTCCATTTCAAGAGTGCCTCCTCTAGAAATAGCTCCCGGCCCCGGTTCCATTATATGATTTCCAGTATCATAATAAAGCCTTTCCTTACTAAAAAGATGTGAGTTCCAGTCATATGGCTCGTGTATGTATCCAGTTTCTGTAAATCTTTTTAATTTCCACTGCCTGTCTCCATCAATCAAATTACCATTACCATCTCTAATTTTGTCAGTGAGATCAAAGTTAGCAGCATTTAACTCAGTACCAAGAGGCTGAGTAGGATATCCGGGGATTCTTATGCTTCCAAGCTCACCTTCTGTCATAAAGGTAACGCCCTCAGAAACTTTATACCCACCAGCTATTCTCATGTAATTTATACTGCCGTAGCCCCAAGGATTAAGGCTGTCGTCACTTACCACCTGCATTTTTCCCGGAGGGCCGTGTACATACCAAGGACCGTAAACCATGGTATTGCTCTTAAGAGGTATCGCCGCACTAAGAGGTGTCAAGCAATCAAAGCTAGCTTTTTGGTAGTGTGTTTGTTTACCTGAAAATTGACTAACTTCCTTTTTGAAATCTTCTACGCTTTGTTTTCCAAGTATTTTCTTTACTGCCGCCTTAGCTTTAGCTTTTGCTTCATCCGTGGCGCCGGGCCTACTGTGCATTTCGCTAGCTTCTTGAATCAGCTTCCATTTTACACCAAGCTCTAATCCTCTTATTAGATCGCTAGTTTCTCCAAAATTTTCAAGCTTTTCTATGGGGCCCGGTAAAGTTATTACAGCCCTAGGACTATACAAAGTACTTCTATTTGTATAAACAAGCTCGTTTTCTAAATTAGCCTTTACATATAGGTACCATAAGTCCTCTGGTACAACCGAGTACGATTGTGTATTTACTAAGCCGTCTGTACCCGGAAACGGAATATTGTGATATATCTTAGTTCCCGCCGGAGTAACAAATAGTTCATAGTCTTCTGGTGAAAGCCCCTCAAGCTTTACATTGGTTGCGTTTAGAAGGCTTCCGTCTGCACCGGTTATGGCTTCTCCAGAAAATTTAACAAAAGGAGTTATCTTTCCTTCCTCGTCGGAAAAAGTGTCTAAAAATATGCTTGGGTTCATTATGCCTAGAACCCTAGGAGTTTCAGTCCAGCCAGCATCAGTGGGTTCTTCGCTAGTTATTAACGTCGCTGTATCTTCATCAAATCTTCCGCAGGTAAAAGGCAGCCTAACCATATATTCTTTGCCGTATTTTGCAGCAAATTTCATAATAAATTTATGAACTATCTTAGCGTCTTTTAACCCGTCCCCTAAGGAGCTAGAATATGCAGAGCCTGTTTTTGTTACGGTCTTCTTTAAATTTTGATTGCCTCCCGCCGCGCCAAATATTCTTGGTTCGTCATCTGCGCCAGCTTCTTTTTTATCTCTTGCATCCTTAATTGCCTTAGATACTGAAGATATGTTTATATGAGGGGATACATCTAGATAAAATGCCCATGGACTTCTAGACGCATTCAAGAAAGACACCCAAGAATCAAATCCTTTTATTGCGCACTGCATTTCAGACAGACTCAAAAGTATTGATCTAAATGGCATTCCTCCCGTTGCACCAATAGTACCCCCTCCCAACGGATATGTGGCTGGATCATTTGCTTTTAAAACATTCCATCCGGGACCTGTTTTTAAGGCCGGGTTAATTTCTGAAATATCTACCTCAATATAATATTCACCCGTAGGCATTGCCCAAGGTATTGAGGTCCAACCGGCAAGCAATGTTTCTTCGCTATTTTGAGCGATCCACTCCGGTCTTTTTGCCACGACCTTTGAAACTTCGACATCTATTCCATTAGCATCTTTCTCTATAGTTGTTTCGTAAACCCATCCTAATCCTGATGTGGCTATTTCTGCCGCAGTTGGAGTCATTTGGGATATCTTGGAAACTTCTCTATGTTCTCCATAACCGGCAGATGTCGATAGGGTAGGAGGATACAAATGGGGTCCATAGGTATGTCCGACTATAGCATTTCCACTAGGATCTAACCCCCAGTAAGGAGTAATTACATCATCTATAAATTTATCAAAAATAGCAGTATATTGATTATCGTCTCCATCTATCGCAACTGATTCCTGAGACCATGCTCTCTCACCAGCAGTTTCATTTGCCTGATAAATCATCTGAACAGGAGAACCTATAACAAAAGAATTACATATCTCATTTCTTAGTTCTCGGCCTGACGTGTTTTCTATTATTTGATTTTCTGGCTTGTTAACAAAAGTCTGTATCTGATTCAAGTCAGTAGGCTGAAGGACCCTGCTTACTGTTCTCACTTTGATTACCTTTGCAACCTTATTTTTTTTATAGTCTGTCTCTCCTTCAAATGTAGATTTTTTAATAGTTACAAGTTCTATATAATAATCACATCCGGCACTTTCACAAACCTGACCGATGGCTTCCAATAAGTTTATATTGGTTCCTCCCATCCTAAACCAAGGAGGGGTTTCTGGCAGCTCAGTAAAATCTATGTAGTACTCAGAGAAATAAAAGTCTGCTGGGTCTGGCCACTTATTTTGCAATGCGTCCTGAGTCGTTGGATATCTTTGTTTTAATTTTCTGTCGGGCCTCATCAGACCCCACCCCTCGCTACCCCAGTTAATTTCTTGCCCCTCTTCGCTCAGTGGACTTACATTGGAGCCTGAAATTATGTTACCGCCTTGGTGTTTTCTAACCCGATCTTTATTCTTGTCTCCTAAGGGAGTTGCTTTAAAAATTAGTCGTGCATATGGGGACCATGGCCGGAAATCTTTGCCCTGACCATGTGTTGAGCCAGCTCCGTCGTTTTTACGGACAATGGGTACAGAAGATGTTAGTAGTTCTACTCCCTCCCTTATACGGTTCCATTGCATGCCATTTTCGTTTATATTAGAACCGCCAAATCCACCCGCAGGGGAACCAAAAACCGTATCATCAACACGATCTCTAAGGGCCATCGCAGTACCCGGACCATTATCCAAAAAAGGACAGTAGTGGGCAGTTTGACCAAAGTCTTCGCCTAGAGGGTTTTCAGGATTGGGTCTATGTGGATCTGGATTTCTAATATTAAATTTTTCCATAAATCCATAGACATTAATCAAATTAAACGTTCCATGAACGCTGCTAGCATAATCCCCGATGATAAGTTCCGTTCCTTCAAGAACTGCTCTCGGATCAACTATCTTTACGCTGTATGTTGGGTTTCCTCCGGTCCCCTTGCTCTCAGACCAGCTTTGTAGAAGGCCGCAGAATTCAAAGTCTGCAACTCTAAAATAAACGGCAGAACCAAGAGATGCTGCTTCTGTTCCGTTTTTTCCATAGGTAAAGAATCCGGGATCTGCCTTAACCCAATGCCTTTTTTCTAGATGGGTATCATAATATATTTTTGGATTAGAATAAAGCTTATTTTCAATAATGGTCCCAGAAAGTCCTGCTCCCGGCAATCCGGGCGGATCAAGAGGAACTGTATATGCGTCTCCATCGTCTCCATAGGCAACAATATCATTACCACTGGAATCCTTCATCGCTTCAACACCACAGTCATCTTGAACTAAAGTAATAGTTATTTCTGTGGTTTGCTGGTTCCATCCTACTGATGCAGAAAAAGAGGCTATACTACACCCCAAGAACAGGGTCTGATCATATGGCCCGTCTATATTTTGTGTTAAATTACATTCTGTTGATGCCATTCCTATTGTCCTTTATTCAACGCATCTTTGATACGTAAATGATACGTTCCTATTGTACTTACCTGTCTTAGGGTCCCAAGATTCGCTATCGGCATTTTTAAATACTTTATTGCCATTAGCAAGTAATTCAAAATAAAATATATTTATTAAGTTGCTAACTTGTGGCTTGGGATTATTATAGAAAAGATGTGTTCCTACACCTCCATTATAAACATCTCCAGAGCCATATGTATAATCTCTATGATATCTAGGTCCGCCAGTAAGATTTCCGGTAGCTGATGTTAAGGCACCGCTTTCGTATGGATAGTCTATACCAACCTTATCTCCTTCAGCATTTATGAGATACGCCCACTGAGCGTCCAAAGAAAGAGCTGTCCCTTCCCTGCTTGCGGCACTGTCTAAGAAAGCATTTCCTGTGGAGGGGCCCATCATGGCCTCCACGTTGATTTCTCTAGTTGAGCTTGTAACTGTTCCTATGGCTTGTAAAACTGGGCCAGTTCGCCTCCCCAGTACCTGTATTTCTGCAAATACGTCTGTTGGATGGTTATCATTTATACTAATAGTTTCTGAAAGAGCACCTGAAATATGGTTTGAGGGCCTATCATCATATGCGTAGCTATATGTTATTGTTCCAGCACCCGGCTCATGGTTTATGCTAGTAGATGTTGCAATGGGATTAAGGGGTAAGACACCAGAAATAATGGTACTTGCAGGTTTTCCAGCAACAAGCCGAGCCCTTTCCAACATCCTGTTCTGTACGACATTGAAATATCCAGAAGCTGAGGCATATTTAGTTTCAGTTATTTTATAATCCCTGTCAGGATCATTCACAAGCCCCAGACATTGTTTGTTCCCAGTGAGAGAGCCATATTCTCTTGTTTCATATCCTTGGACTGTACCATCTATTTTTATACTAGTTAATCCATCTGTAGCACTAGTATCTGATGACACGGTCCAAGTTTCTGTGGCGTTGCCCGGAATTCCAACTCCAGTATTAAAGACAACCCAGCCTTCGGTTACGGAATAGCCTCCTCCAAGCTCATCCAAAGCAACAGACCTAGTATGATTATAGAAATCAAAGCCAGTACCACATAAATTAAGTACTCCTGACTGTCCAACGTCAGCATTTCCAGTACCTAGTAGAGGTAGGACATAGTCCCTTGCTTGTTGCCAAGCGGGTTTGACCAATCCGTTAGGGCCATATTCTCTTTTTCCATTTGCCGAAACAGTATGGGTAATGGTTATTGCATACGGGGGTCGATCTATATTTCCAGATATTCCTCCGGCCTGTAGAACGTCTTCGCTGAGAGCTAAGTCATAATAAGATGTATCTTCATTTATTTCATAATCCCAGCTTTCACTAGCATCAGACACAAACGGAGACTGAGTGCTATCAATCAAAGCTCCAGAGAACGTTCTTCCAGAAGGAAGCATTGAGTCTGGGTCAATTCCACTTCCCAGTGCCCCGCTAGTATTGTCAATAAGACCGGTTACATTTTCTCTCTGGGGAGAGACATCATATTCCAAGGATATAGAATACGGCCCCTGTTGATACCAATTTTGTTCATGTTCGTCAACACCAAATGAGTTAATGCGAGGATAGCATCTGAAAGAGTCAAATGTTCCGTCTTTTCCACTAGTTGAAATTGTAAATAGCTTGCCTTCTTCTTTGAAGGCTTCTCTAAGTTGCTCTTGTAAGGTAACAACGCCAGAAAAACTTCCAAAAGCTTTGTCGGATGCAGCAGGATACGGACCGGGAGACAGGCCGGGAATAAGCGTTCCTGCTAGAGTAAAGGAGTGTACGGTTCCTATGATTGTTCCGTCTCCAGCTTTTGTAAATTCTTTTTCTAAGCTGAATTTTGGAACTGGTGAAAATTCATAATCACCATATTTCATAATAGTAGTATAAGCCATTATCCTCTTCTCCTAGCCTTTAGTCTTTTTAAAATGCCCCCACCTTTTTCCATGGAATCTCTGGTTTCACCAGTAACACTGTTCATCTTCTTACCAATCTCAGCCTCAATAACCTCATTTACATAATCTTTAATGCTTCCTTCCATCAGTTTTGCAAACTCTGTTCCTCCAGTTACAGAAACAGCCACATCAACCTTTCCTGTCATCTGTATAGAACCGTGCTCGTGGTAAATTGGGGGAGGATTCCAATCCTTTAGCTGTTGAACCCAGCTACCAAATGTGGTCATAGCACCCTTAATTATATTTGCCGCCTCTATACTAGTGCCGCCAGCACCACCACCAGTTTGGAGTCCCTGCCTAGCCCCTCTTCGCGTAACTCCCTTAGCCCTAAACCTACTGTCACCATTATTTATAGATTCCAATAGCCCCCTGTTCTGTTGGGCTGCTTGTCTATTAACAACATATTCTCCAGCAGTTAACATGGCAGGAATAGTGTCTGTTGTGCCCTTTGAAGATGAGCTTCCTACCCAACCACCCTCAGCAAAATAGTTTCCGCTACCACCTTGCGGGGTACTACTAATCCCCCCTCCCGAAACTAGGGCCCGCTTCTTAGCCATTCCTTCTGCCGTAGGCCTTAAGAAAAATTTAAAGAAAGCGTCTTCTTTCATCGCCCTACCGAATCTATCTCCTGCGTCTTTATCTAACTGAGTGCCCGTCTTACCCTGTAGGACATCTTCACTATACAGTTCTTCTATTGACTTCCAATCATCTCCGAGGGCCAACCTCCTAAGTGTCGCAAGCGCGCCGGTTTCAGCACCCAGTGAATCATATCCCGGCTTGAAACCCTTGTTTAGTTCATCCATTCTCTCCATCCAAGTTTCTATCATCCGTTGTCTATGTCCACTGACATAATCCGACCGTAACTTCGTATCCTGAGCTGCTTGCTTCCATATCTCAGGAAATCGGTCTCTCAGACCTTCCCAGTCGCCGTACAATTCATCGTTGAAGGTACTGTCTCTAAAGCGCGCGCCTGAAACCACGGCGTCAAGAGCAGCCTGACCTTTGGTTTCTTGATTGGCTGGCGGATTGTCTGGGTGCCCCGTTTGGAATGCTTGGTCTTTAACGGGTATCTTAAGTGCTTGGTTGAAATCAAAAGTACCCCCATAATTGAAAGACTCCCATTCCTTCTGCCCCTCCAATGCAACCGATGCTTTATCTCCGAGACCAGCTCCCCATGCGAGTATACCACTATCAGACCCGCCAGCAAGCTCAAGGGCGTCCCACGCTGGGGTTGTGAGGGTAGAAGCGCCGACGCCACTACCATCAGTCGAGAAAAACAGAGGGAAAAACTTCTGCCAAGCAGCACGCAATCTGGCCAGCCTCATTTCCCTAACTTCATCGCTTATCTCTGCCGCAAAAGCAGGATCGCCGCCCCCCTTCAACTTCTCCAAAGCCAAATCATTCTGACCTACGTTTACAAACCATGAGGGTTGACCTACGTCGTCTCCAATCCCACCCATGCCTCTAGTAGACGGCCACGACCACAGAGCATTCTGCTCTCCCATAAACTCTAAGCCTCTTCTGACATCAACGTTGGTCCTGTCTGCACCCGGATGGCCAGAACCGGGGGAGGTGTCTCGCCTACCCTTTCTTTCCCATATATGCCTATCACTTGCTATAAGCTGTTGCCACGCAACCTTCAGGGCTCCCTGAGACTGCATTTGCGCCTCCAGATTTTTACCAGCATACCAAGCTTCAAGCATAAACTTTTGTATGGCATCCATTCCCTGAAGACTAACTTCGCCCACGCGAGCCGCATCAATTTTTTGCTCCATCGCCTGTATTTCAGAGTCTGCTGGTTCATTAATGCCCTGAACTACTGAACTTACCAAATCCTTTTCCCAGAGATTAGGACTACCTAAATCAGGTAGTTGTCCCTGAGAAGTTCTCAACCAATCTCCGGCACCGGCTCCCCCTACTCCCTTAGAAAGACCTATCAACCGATCTATGGCTTCTCCGGCCCCATATTTTCCCCTGAAGAAAGCAGCTAAAATTCCCGAAACTCTTTGAGGGTCTATCATAGACCCTGCCTCCATCGCAGCCTCTCTGTTTGCACGAGCCGCAGACTTTGGTGCTTCGCCAATCTGATTTTCTGCCTGTTGACGAGACCTTACCAATGGGCCCGTATTAAAGGACGTTGCTTTTGCATAAACATAACTACTTAAATTAGCTTTGGCTATTTTACTAAATGCAAGCCCTTCTTTACCCAAGGCCTTCCTTCTTCCAGTCATATCGGAAGCCTGACTCTCTCTTGTTGAGCGAGGAAGTATCGAATAAGGATCAATGTCCAGTCCTTTTTGTTTTGCTCTAGCTACCCTTAGATAAGCTTTCGCAAAATCCATTTTTGTTTTGTCTTCTAGAGGAGCCAGCTTCGTTTCACCAGTTGTTCCACTACTTGGTTGGACCGGAGGCGGATAAGAATACCATCCCATAATACCCTTATCTTTAGCAAGCTTTCGACCTCTAGGAGTGGCCAAAAACTGATTCATTTTGTATATTGTCTCTACCTCGGAAATACCCGCATAGTCTTTGGGAACTCCCGGCGCTGTTAAGGCCTCTCCTCCCACAGCCTGCTGCGGAGATTGCCGCTGCTTCATCCATGCTTCAAATTCTGGGCCGTCTATTTTTCCACTGGCCCCCGGCGTTGAAAGAAATCGTTTATAAAGTTTCTGTTTTAATTTCTCGGCGTTTTGCGCCCGATACTTTTCTTTTCGTTTTTCTTTTGCCGCTAGCTTAGGATTGCTCGCTATTACACGCCGCCTAACAACGGCTCCAAAACTTTCAGCCGCAGCCTTTTGTTCTTGTTGCAGTGCGGCTTCAACTTGATCTGGGGCACCTCCCAAGATGTCAGCCTCTCTAGCTTCTGCCTTGCCCATCGACATGAGATCTTTTTCGTACTTACCTTCTCCGGCACTTTTAACAGCTCCTATGAAGCGACTAAGTATTGATAAGCCAGCCGGGTGACTACTACCCTTTCTGGGATTTGCAGGATCAACTAACTGCACAGCACCCGGATGCAAGGTCCCTGCACCTACGAACCAGTTATGCAGCCAAGGAGGTAGGTAGCCCCCTCCCAATATTCCTGTCAGTTTTGCAGTGGTCATGGCCATGGGAGTTCCCATATCAGCCGCCGTCAGTCTTCCTTTCACTGGAGTTGGCTTAAGACCAAAGAAAGCCTCTTTGCTTAGGGCCTTTTTCGCATTTAGTACAGTAGGCTCCTGTTCTTTCCATCGAGGATGTGCAACCCATGCACCCGTATCATCTTTTATGAGAGGAGGATAAATTTCCCAATATTTTTCAGGTGTAATCTTGGTAGTCCCCGGAGCTAGTCCCGGAGATGTTTTTTCTGCCTGCTTAAAGAATTGTCTATGGCCACTCTTAAATAGCTTATCAGCAAATTCATTCTTTCTGTCTTGTCTTGCTTGTACGTCATGCCAAAGCTGTTGTTCGACTTGGTCTTGGTTACTCTGAGCAGCCACGTTAGCTTCATGTTTTTGTCTTATGTCTTCCTTTAGATTTTTTGCATAGCTTGTATATAAGATACTCATGACATGAGGACTAACTGACCTATGTCCGATTATCATTCTCTCCAACTCTTTTCCAACTAGCGCAGCGTTAGCTTTTTTTCCCTCTTCGTCCATGGCTTCCTGAGCAGGAATAAGACCTTCCTGTATAAAAGTCTTTACCATTTCAGGAGGGGGATTGCTTTTATGTTGAGCAACAAAACTTTGAAAGCTTTTAGCCCAAGGAGCTGACGGAGAAAAATACCCGGCCTCTCCTTGTTCTTTGTGCATTTCCGCATCTCCGGATGCGGTAAACCTATTCAATACTGGAACCTGAATAGTGTGACGACCATACTTCTTTCCCTTGATCCACGCTTTAAAACTGGCATCACCCTTGGTGAGGTTTTTTCCTTTAAGTGCTTGCAAGTCACCTTTTACCTGTTTCTCCAACGCGACGTTAGCGGACGATGACCCCTTGCTCGACTTACCCTTCGGAGCAAAAGTTGGTAGCAGCGGGGTTATATTTCCTTGAAATTTAAAATAATCATATAGTGCTATCAAAGCGGGATCATTTTTAATCAACTTTCCTTTATCATCAACAGTGCCTGCTACCTTACTCAAATTCGACATCGCAGAAGGACTAATACCTGAAGATTGCAATGCCCCCTGAGATCTCAGGTCTAAGATTTTATCTTCCTGATCTTTGATCCGTTTGTTTTGACGGGCAATCTCCTTCTCAATTTTTTCTCCCCGCTCTTTATATTTCTGCGATGCAGCATCGTACGATGCTAATGTCGCCGGGTCCGCAGTGCCTGTTGTTGGATCGAATCCCCCGCTAAAACGCCCTCCAAACTTACCCCCCGGATGAGCTGGTGTTCTAGTAAGACTCGGTATCATCACGGGGTTCTCCCGCTTTTTCTTTAGTTCCTCCCACATCAATAGAACTTCTTTAGTTTTTTTCTTTGACTTCTCTATACTTAAGATAGCAGGGGTATCTCCATAGCCCCCCGCCCTCTCTTCATTCTTTAGTCTTGCTCTTTCAGCATCAATCTCTTTTTGTTTCTTTTTCTCTTCTGCGTTGAATGCTCCTGTTGGTCTTGTAACATTTCCCCCGGCTGCAAAATATTGTACCGGGCCACCCAGAGCCATTTTATGACCAGAATTAATTTTATGAAGTAGGCCTCTGTTCTTGCTCGCAGCATTCTTGTTGATAACAAACTCACCCGGAGTCAGCATGGCTGGAACAGTGTCAGTGCCTTTGGCGGTACCTCCGGCAGCAAAGGGAACTCCTAAGGCCTCTTTTTCTTTATCGGTGAGAGAGTCAAGCAATTCTTGCGTAACCTGCCCTCCCAGCCTCGGAGGACCAACCGTTGGCTTGGGCGTCTTCGCGCCAAACCCAGCAGCCTTACTGCGAGAACCGTGAATACCCAAAAAGTCCTGAAGCATCAGGTCGAAACCTACTGCGGTGCGACCAACTTCATGAGCCCCTTTTCCGATTCCACGACCAATACCTTTCCATCTAGCGATATCTTCGTCCCATTGCTGCTTGCCGGATGGCATTCGTTTCGTACTGCTGCCAGCCCTCAAAATTGTCATCAATGGGTCGCCTACATTCTTTTTCGCCCCAGACCCTAACTGCTTCCATCTCTCAATATCCTCATCCCATTGCTGCTTGCCAGACGGCATCCGCTTCGTACTACCGCCAGCTCCCAAGATTACTTTTAAGGGGTCCCACAGATTCTTCTTGACCCCACCGCCATCAGCAAACCCCTGCGCATTTATAGCATGCAGTGCGTCAGTCCCCACCTTATTAACACTAGACTTTTTAATTACAAATTCGCCGGGAGTAAGACTAGCCGGTACAGTGTCACGATTACCAACTCCGGGAACAACTCCGCCCCTAGCCATACCCGTGGTAACTCCCGTGGTCTGGAATTCAAAGGCCACCTTATCAGCCATATTTTGGACATCTGAAACCATAGTATTAAACGCTGTCCGTGCTTGAAAAACAAGCTCGTCCATTCCGGTTTCCATAATTTCGATCTGCATGTCAGTAGCAAGCTTTTGTATGTCGCCAAGCCGTTTCATTTCTCCAATCAGCCCCTGCTCCACCGCAGACCCGCCCTTCCCAGCAAATGCCCCCCCAAGAACTCCGGGCATAGCCCCTCCTAAGCGAGAAGCAACATTACCTCCCCCCCTACCAAGAAGCCTAAAGAAGTCATCTCTACCTCCTCCTGTACCGCCACCCGCAAGCTGATTAAGGGATGTGAGACCAGCTAACTGTTGTCTAGCGCGGCCCCCAGAAGCAGATATTCTTCCCGTGGCTTGGGCTGCCAATCCAGCATTTATTTCTTCAGATATCTTTTGCAGTTCTTCTGGACCAGCAGTAGCAAGTCTTTCCAGAATACCTCTTTGAGCTTGCTTCTTTTGCTCAAACTGAGCAAGCTTAGTTTGGACAGCTTGCAGTCTACTGGTGTCAGTAGCTAATTGATCTAATGCTTTTTTGTTATCATTAAGAGCATTAATAACAGGATTTAATTCTTCTATTTGTATAGTCGTTATTTCATCTTCAGTTAATTGTCCTGAAGCTATCTGACTTTCTAGGTCTCTCCTTCGTCCTTCAAGGTTTTGTATTTGTTGGGCTATGACTAGAGGGTTTGATGCGGCGGGGCCCTGTAGTCCGGTCTTCCTTTCCATCCCCTGCGTAAAAGCTGATGTCATTTCACTTAATGACATATCTTCAAATCTACCTACTGCCTTAGCTATAGAAATATTTGTATTTTGCTGTATTTTGGCACCCTTGTCATATAATTTTCCAACTTTTTGATGTATCTGAGCAGTTTTATTCAGAACGTCAATAAGATTTTTTCTTCCGGCAGCTATAGCATTCCATGCAGCTAACGCTGGAGCAAGGGCATTTTCAGTTGTGTTTCCTATAATTTGTCCTATCTTCTCTGGGTCTTGGGCGATTTGTCCAGCCGTAAGACCTTGACGAGTTCCTTCTCCAAGTACCTTTTGAAGAGACTGCTCCAAGGCTCCCTGCATTTCTTTCGGAAGGAAGTCTAATGCTCCCCCTCCTTTAAATGCATTTCTAATTGCTTGCGCCCTGTCCTCAGCATTTAAGCTGGCCAAGGTTTGAACGAATGTAGGAAGAATAGTTTCAAGCTTCTTACTAACTTTGATACCCGTATCCATCATGCCCGCCGCAGGCCCCCCTCCCATCATTCCTGTTGTTTGGGCTACGGCAGAGGCAATCTCCCCCGGAGTGCTATTTCTAATATCTTTTAATATTTTAACATTTTCTTGTGCGGCAGCAGGACCCTGTACTTTTGACATGCCACTCAAGGAAGCAAATAGACCCAGAATTGATTCCTTGGCCCCTTTAGCATCTTCACCAGCCCTCTCTATTGCTCCGGCCATATCAGCCATAGCCATATTCAAAAGGTTCATTTTTGCTATAGCTTTAGATGTTGCCTGATTAGCTTCTCTCGTTTCTGTTGCTTGTTCAAAAAGTATCTTAGCTCTTTCTTGAGCCTGAGCTATTTCAAATTGCCGTATCTCGTTTAATGATTTACCTTCTGCCTTCATCCTTAGCATGATTCTTATGGTTTCCTGATCAGTTGAGTTGAGCGCCCTCAACATCTTTATCTGCCCTGCCGTAAGCTTGCTGGAGTCTGCTGTTGCAATCCCCATCTCCTTCATGGTATTTCCCCCCACCACAGCAGAATGAAATGCCTTCTCTGCATTTGCTTGGTATTCTTTCGCTGCCTCAGCGCCCTTTCTTGCAATTTCCGCACGACCTCCTTTTGCCGCCTCCTGAAGACCCGCCTCCCCCTTAAACATGCCAGTAATCATCGCCATGAAAGGCCCACCGGCCCCAACAGCAGCTTGACTCATTAACGCGCCCTGATCCAATCCCTGCCGACCAAAAGCTCCTAAGGTTCCTCCTTGTGGGCCGGTCGATCTGCCGGACCCGAAGAGCCCACTAGTACCACCCAACAAGCCCCTTCCCGCAGTTATACGACCAAAGGCTTCAAACATATCACCAATCGCCGCACCCGTTGCGGCACCAAACACTGCTACTTGAGTAGCCGAATTATTTGACAAAGTATTAGCGTAATCTTCTCCTGCCTTTAAAGCCGTTCCCAAGGAATCTTGAAATCTATGTAGCGCAACAGTATTACCTTCTGCTATTTGGTTCTGGAGTTCGCCAAAAGAATCCCTTACTTGGTTGAGGCCCTATCCAATTTCTCCAAGGATTCAGCAGTCTCTAACTCTCCCAACTTCTTAAAGTATGTTGTTGCGGCAACAAGACCCCCTATTAAAAGACCACCCTTTAGGCCAAGTCCCATCATGCCTGCCATAGCACCAGCCATTATGCCTGAGCCAGCAGCAGCACCCCCAGCACGGGTTTGCTTACTGAACCTATCTTTGTCCAAGGCTTGCGATATCATTGGTGCTATCATCATCGCCATAAACATGCCGCCCATGCCGCCCCCAGCGCCGAACATACCCTGAAGCTTCTTTGCAAAACCTCGAAGTCCCGTTACGGCCATTCCCAATCCCCGACCCAACAGAGCTATTCCTCTGCCAGCCAGCTTCGTGGCACCGCCAGCCGTGTTCATGGAGGCGGTAACCGACTTAACCGCTGCGTTCTGAATACCGCTCCAGTGTGAGGCATTCTGCGTTCTGGTGCCAAGTGTGTTCAGCTCCCCATTCAAACGTTTGATGTTCTTGGTGGTCGTCTGCCTTAGCCTGTTTGTTTTTTCCGATGAGTCTTTGAGAACCCTTGTGTCGACTGGCATCACGTCGGACCGCCGGGCCCCTCCTAGCATCCGATTCGCAGCGTCCATACTCATTGGCTTGCCCGAGAGGTTGCTACCGCTGGTTGTTCCTCGCACACCGGGCACAATTCCTCCGCCGCTACGGTTCCGAGCAATCACAGCCTCTCTGTTGTCTGGTAACTGATTCACCCACGACGGTGTGCTGCCGCGAGGCGATCCGGGGATAGGGCCCGACTGCCGAGCAAATCCAGTACCCATGCCGAAGGACCCGCTGCCCTGCCCGACACCGAATCGAAGCGAATCGACAGGCACGGCGGGCGGGAGCACTGCTCCTCCAACCCCAGACGCCTGACCGGGCTGGATTCCCGGCACGGGCCTCTTTCCCTTCGCTCCTGCTGCCACCGGAAGCATCCCCCCGGCACCGCCCCCCCTTGCCTGCAAAGCGAGAATAAGACGCTCTATGGAGGCTACCAACGTTTTCGTCGAGGATTCAATTGCCACGGTATTAGCGCCTGTTGCCACGGTATTAGAGCCTAGTGCCGTGTGAACGAACCGATTCGCCTTGAGCAGGTTGTGATTTGAGGCCCGCATAATAACGATTTCCGCCGAGTTGAGTTTTAGTGCCGCACCTAAAGCCTGCATACTCCCCGTATTAGCCACTATCGACTTCTGCAAAATCCCCGCTATCTTGACTAGAGCTTTCATGGGTGCAGCTTCTGCGGCTCCGGTTCCGGTACTAATTACCCCACCCCTGACGCCTGCCAGCCCTCTGCCCGCCGCTGCCGCACCGGTCCCGCCTGCTATCTTTTGTGTGATCGCTCCCCCCTGACCCGCAGTCCCTTCTCCCGCCACCGACTTTAACCCTCCAAAGAAACCCCCTCCAAACTGTTTTAGCATCATGATACCTTTAACAGCCATTAAACTTGTAAGCATTGGAAGAAAATCTTTCATGGCATCTGCAACTTTTATGAAAGCACTAGCCAGCTTAAGTACCATAGAAGCCATATTTTGGAAAGTTCCTGTTTTCGTCATCTCTCTCATCATCAATGTGAATTCTTCACGCACCTTCATCAACTGAACAGCAAGAGTCTTTTGTGCTTGCTCAGCGTCTTTAGTTAGAGATGCAGATCCTTTTATAGCCGCTTGGCGAGCCTTTTCAGCCGTACCAAACTGCTTAATAGCTGGAATTAATTTACCAACCTGCCTAAACCCACCGAGTTCTTCAACAATTTTAGCAAATTCACCAGACCTAGTTGGAATTTGTTTTAATCCTGCCGACAGCCGTCTGAACGCTTCATAGGTACCTACAAAATTTCCTTGTAAGTCCAAAAGTTCAACGCCATACTCTCTTAAGAAATTAACAGTCTGACCACGCTGAATACGAGTAAAAATAGTTCTCAAGCCAGTAGCAATACTATCAGCACTTTCTCTAGTCGTTGCTCTAACAGAAGTAAAGATTGCGGCAAGTTCTTGCAACTTACCTATGGGGGTTCCTATCCCCTCGCTAGCAGCAGCAAAGACACCACCAGCACGACGTATAACAGAAATTATATCATCAGCTTCAACTGCAAATTTACCAGCAATTGCATTTATTGAGCCTAAGGTTGCTTCAAGCTGATCTGCTTGAATATCAAATTGACGCATGGCAGCAATAGCACCCTCTGCCGTTTTCTTAATATCAGTGAAAGTTGGTGCTAGGGTAGTTTTTGCTAAAGCCTCTAAAGCTACTTTGGTATCTCTTGCGCTCAGACCTGATTGCTTTAAGATAAGAGACATCTCAACCAGATCTTTAGACGCCACGCCCAACTTTACAGAAACACGATCTATTTCATTTGATAATTTACTCATGCCAGCAACGGTGGAATTAGACACCTGTGCTATTCTCATCATCTGTCTCTCAAAAGAAACAGCCTCTTGCACAGCCTCACTTATTGCCCGAATAAATCCAAAAACAACTGTTGTTGCAATGGTGAATCCAGCAAATCTACGTAACGCTAGGCCGGAAACCCTACCAAATTCATGCATAGAGCTAGTTGCCATTTTCGTCTGAGCGGCAGTTTTCATGGCGGACCCTCCAACTCCCGCCATTCCCGCAGCAGCCGCCGCCGACGTTTTACTTGCCGCAGACATAGACCCGCTAAGCGCAGCGGTAGAAGAAGTTAGTTTTTGAGTTCCTCCACTAGCTCCACTGGCACTAGCATTAAGTTTTTGTATGCTAGTAGTTAGATTATTGACTTGCGCCTGAGCGTTTCTGTCGACCCTTACTCGCACATTAGCCTGCAACCCACTTTGCAGCTGCTTCTGGATGCCTGCTATAACAGGCCTTATATTTGCAGGTCCAACCAAATTTAGTTGGGCGGTAAGTTGAAATGCCATGTTATCTCTCTAAAAAAAAATGGTTATACCGGTAGCGTAACAACTTCGCTATCCGATACAACCACTATCCGACTATTCTTCAGAAGCCTCTTTCTTTTCAGACTTAGGCTTCCTACCTCGCTTAGGTTTAGGTTTTTCTTCTTTCTTAGCTAAGGCCTTTTCAGCCTTACTCAAAACAGGATTTCCGTCATCGTCCAAAAATGGCTTAGCATCAAAAAGATAATTACCATCTTCATCTAACAAATTTCCTTTGTTATCAATTCTATGGCCATCGTCGTTTACTAAAAAGCCATCTTTATCAATTTTCTTTCCATCTCTGCTTATTAAATTTCCGTCTTCGTCAACTAATTGCAAATCATCATTAAGAAACCCATATTCCAATAAAAACTTATTTTCTGTAAGATTTTGTTCAAAATTGTTGTCTAATCCATACATCATATTTGCCAAAGTTTTTGCTGATTCCACAGCAACCGGTTTATTGGCATTGGTCAAATAATCAGCTAAGCTTTCAAACACCTGCTCCCCATTATCATACACCGGACAGGCAGATACTAAATAATTAAATTTCGCATTGTCTGCTTGCCCCTCGGCAGTATTATTATCCATACTTGTCCTATCAGAGATTAATGCAGTTAATTCATCTCTAAGGTCCTTCATCTCTAAGGCTTTTTTCTTAGCTTGATTCAATTTTATTCCACCTTTACCAATTTCTTTTTCTCTTTCTGTCAATTCCCCTTGTATGCGATTAAACTCAGTTTGCTTATCGTCGTCCCACATGCCTTGTTTTCTCATATGGTCATCAAGCTTTACTCGAAGCAAAGCCCCAGATTCTAGGGCATCTCTAAAAGCCCTATTATATTCCTTTTGTGAATTATTAAGCTGTTGAACAGTAGGCTGTTCTACATTGACAGTTCTAACCTTGCCATCAACAGTAATAGTAAAATGTCGTTTAGTCATGATCTTTCTCCTCATTGTCCTTTAATAGTTTAAAATCAATATGATACCGATTCCAAGTCATTGTATATTCAGATATTTCTTCCTGAGCTATACGCAACTGGGTATTTCCATTATTGAGAACTTCCGTCCTAGCAGCTTCCCATAGATGCTTGAATTCCTCTTGTTCTGGTGTCAAGCCACCACTATTATTATGACCCCATAGGTCCCCAAAGTATTCTTCAAAAACAGCCAAAGATCCAATCATTGTTGTTTTAAATTTTTTTTCAATATTTTTTATCAATCTATTCTTAGAATTTTCATTATATTTTTCCTGATTATTTTTTTTTGCTAATTCTCCTAGTTTTGCTTTGTCCATATTTCACCGTCCTTTATTTAACACTCTGAGCCATTTCCCTATTAGCCTGCATGACTATTTCTTGTCTGATATCTGGCAATTCAGATTCGTATACCGCCCTTCCCTTGTTCTTCTCTATATATATACGTCTCTGTCTTTTAATCATTTTTCCGCGAATATCATTTAAATCATTTATCTTTGCTGCATCTTTGTTGTCTTTAGCTGTGAAAAATACCTCAGTTGCATTTGGATGGTTATCAAGCATTCCTTCTACCTTTTTCTGTGTTTTTCGTTTTTCTGATTTTCTTCGTTCTAATATCAACCACCCATCAATACAGTCGTCATCTTGCACGACCTCCGTCGCTGGGCAGTCGGGATGCTGACTAATTCCATCATACATACCACTAAACATAGCTAGCATTTTCTGATCTTCTGTCCAGTCGGCAGTAGGTTTACCAAATGGATTTATGTTTTTAGATACAGACCAAATTGATTTCCAAGGTTCTGTTCTTGCTAGTTCCCTAATTTTGTCTGGGCCTATTTTATTAGCATTAATATTCATCATTAACTTATCTAGTAAGGATGTTTTTTGCTTTAAATTATTAGGATCAAATACTCTAGAACCATCTTCTTTGAAAAGGCAGCAAGCCGTCAAATATTGAGCTTTAACCATAGAAGCGTAACCAATGTCTGTCACGTAGTTTAGAGAATCTTTAATACTTAATATGCGGCGCTGGTCTGTTCTTATTTGCTCAAGTACAGATCTTATTACATTTGCTTTTTCTTCGTTAAAAAAAGATTCATATAGCTTAACCTTTAAAGCTTCTATGTCCTTTGCATATTTCTCTAAAACTTCCTCATATTTATAGTCCCACAACCCTTTTTGCGCCAAAATATCTAAAGCTTGTTCTTGAGTATAAAATTCTGAAAAAGAAACTTCTCTCAGAGACTTCTCATAAAGAAGCTGAGCTTTATATCTCTCAATAGAAGAAGAATATTTTAGCGTATATAAACTATTAGCATACTCAAATATATAAGTTCCAGAAATTATCCTTGATACTAATAGAGTCCTTTCCTTATCTTCCATAATAATCCTTATCTATATAAAATGTCAGGTGTTTCACTTGCCCGACCGGGAAAGAAAGGCTATCGCTACGCACCTGACCAAAAAAAAGGGGGGCGAAGAATAAACCTCGCCACCCCTCTATTATTGGTCAATCATTAACTAGCTGCCGCTGTATACAGATACCCAGCAGTAGCTCTATTAGTCCAAAAAGTCGATTCCTGTCTGTGAATGACAGTTAAGTCATTAAAGTTGGTATATGAGAACGTTGTAGTAACGTTACCACCGCCAGCATCTCCACCGGCATAGTTTACTGAAGATAGCTTGTTCTTAGCTCCAAGGCCAAGTCTCAAGCCTTCAGCAGTTGCAATACGAATCGACTGGTTGGACAAGTTACCTAGGTCCCGACCGGGCTGGGACGATGTGGTCAACTTACCTTCTTCAGTAGCCGAAATCAAGTCACCACTAGTAGTAGTGGTTTCAATCTCACAAGTAACTTCGGTTGGGAAGGTGGCAAATCTATGATAAGGGCCTTTTCGTCCCAGTTCCAGAATTTGCTCACGACCAAGGTCAGTAGAAACAGTAATACTATTAATATGGGCACCAAAGTTTCCAGCGGCATCTTTAACATTCATCCCAGTACTATTAATACCCGGAATTTCTGTTGGAAGGGCACAAACATCAACATAGGTGTGCATACCATTAAGATCACCGGCGGATTCACCGCGTCCGTTAACGCTATCACCGGGAACAATACCCGTTGCAAACAACAGATCTTGACGTCTATTAACACCACCACCAGTAAAGGTAAGGGAGGTAGGTTCGTCATTAGCCGCCTCAAACTGGCCGTCAAAGACCGCAGTTGGAATATAGAACTGAGCATGATCCGTGCCAGTTTCTCCAAACGTACTATCATTTAACCAGTGCTTGTGGTTTCCGACAAGGGTTATATCTTCTGTAAAGTTATCTTCCAGCGGGAAACTATAGCTAAGCGATGATACGTACATACCAGAACACTCAAGTTGTTGATTGGCAGTTCCGGAAGCTCCGTCTAGAGTATCATCAAAAACAGAAAGACCAAAAACGCATCTTTCATTAGAACGCCCAACCAAAGTTGGCCGAGTGGCATTCTGTGTTGCACTACAGTACATAGGCTTATAGCCATCAAGTACCTTGGTCATACTTACTTCCACATCAGGAAGATCTTCAATATTCTCATAAATGGAAATCTGACCAAGCTCAAAAACCTGAGCCAGATTAAAGTTGGTTGTTACGCCAACGCTCTGAACACCATGAACCGTATCTCCAGCGGCCCAACTCTGGTCTCCAGTAGCCTTGATGCCTACTTGCTGACATGCATAAAAAATTCTGTTAGCCATGAAATATATCTCCTTTTAAACTATCCATGAATAGTGTTTGTTTTGGCGAATTCGTTATTAGATAATACACCAATTCACTAAAAATATAAAGTTATTCTATAGTCCCACCTAACACAACCTCAAAAGTAGTCCTTACAGTACCCCTATGAAGAGTGGGACTTAATGTCTCATTATCACTTATTCTTGCATTTTGAAAAGTACACTTTTTCCAACGATACCCACCATTATCTGAAGTATTTACAAGTGTAGGATACATAATAGGGTCATTTACCAACATTCCCCTGTAATCTAATGGATATTTTTCATCTTCAACTAATCTATTATCATTATAAAGATAAATAGATTTATCGTTTTGTAGTGCTATTATATCAATTAATTGATTTTTATCCCACTTATTTTCAGTAAAAATATGGAATAAAACATCTTGATGAACCCAATTGGCAGAATTTCCAAGCTCATATCCCCTTGATACTCTCCTAGGAACAGTTTCTATTACTATTGCAGGTAATTGTACACGATTATGAGATAGAATGCCCCATTCGCCCGAGGTAGTCTGCGATACATGAGTATTGTCTACTCTAAATGAACCATTTTGTATCTCCCTCCACCAAGGAGCCCTGTCAGAAACATAAGTTTGAACCCATCGATGACTATAATTCATTGTTACTGAGCTAGAAGTACTTATAGCACTATCAAAAACTACCCTTCCATTGGGATAGTCCACGTAGTGCCCATAGGTAGCATCTCCAGTCCCATAAAAAGAACCTCCGACCCAAACACCAGAAATTTGTATGGGCTGAGTATCATAGCTAACACCCGTTTCCCAAACCAAATCTTTTCTCGGGGTTTCCCACACCTGTCCGGCAGAGTAAGAGGGGTCGTCTACCAACCTTAAGGTATGAAAATTTCCCCCATAAGCTCCTGATGTCGGAATGGTTGCATCAAACCAACTTCCTATACCTAAAAAAGACCAGTCTAAAAAAGTTTTTAAATTATTTTCTAAAATAGTCATAAACAGGCTATTGCCAATATGATCTAAGCCTTTAAATTGGGTATATGAATTTACTGCCATCCTACATTGCCCTCATCAATTCTGTTTCCATGATCTTAGTTACTGACGCATACACCCCGCCGTTTATAATAGCTCTAGTTATCACGTTGTCGTGTGCGGTGCCAGAATACTCAGGGGGAACCCCCCAGTTTCTCTTAGAACGAACCATAACTGCTTTTCCTGTTCTACTTTTCTTTCCCGGAGGAACGACAAAAGACACATCATAAGAACGAATAAGAGTAGAATCTCCTGCCAACAAAAGCCATTCTAGCCACGGAATTACTCGGGTTGTTGCAGAATACTTTACTGAAGGCAAGCTCAATACGTCACCCCAATCATCTCTTATACCAAATAAAGTAAGCGTAGATTTTTTTAAGCCTACTCTCGAAGTTATTCCTATATTTGACAACCACACACTTAACATGTCCTCTAATGCGGCAGTAGGGTTAGGGACTCCCAACTCAGCCTGAAGCTTTCCTCCGAGTAAACTCTCAATTTCTGGAGAAGTCATTATAGCCAGTCTTACAGCCTCTTTAATTCTTGATAATATCCTTGGGGTTGTCTGCACAAACACTGCCACTATTTTCTTTTTAATTTCCTGCTGTATTTTTTTTTCTATAGAAGCAGCGCCTTCGCTAAGTCTCAAATTAAAATTAAGCATATTTACATCCTTTTCCACATTGTTACTATGAATTCTGAATCAGCAAGTCCCGCAGGATTTGGCTCTCCGTCCCTTTTAAATCTATGTCTTACAGAAGGCTGTAGGCCGGTATCTATTATTATTTCTTGGGCCCTTTTGATTTTTGGCAGAGTTACGTATTTACTAAAAGTCTGTACGAGGCCTTCTGGAGATTGAAGATTTATATCAAAATTTATCCACTGTTTGTAGTCCCAGATAGGCATAAGATACATAGATTCGGTAGTTTCAGTCATCAATTTTCCCACCCCATGACATAGTGGACATATCTGACCATTATTGAATGGTATGGGACCTCCGGACAAATACCTGTTTGCTGACTTTCTTCCAATAGGGTCATATATACAATTTGCACACGTTGAGAATTTTCCACCGTATATTAATGTGCAAGGAACCGTCAATGCAGCATCGTCCAACAATGCTGATATAGCATTCTTGAATGTGGCTTTCATACTGCTAGTTATTATTCCAGAGAAAGGATTGTGTGCCATGGTATCTCCAAATTAGTCAGGAATTGACAATGCTTGCTTTATGGTAACTTGAGGGTCGGTGTTAATAAAAGCAGATAAGTCCAGTTCTATATTTTCTATTTCCTCAACGCTTAACGCATTATCTATATCGTTTTCTACCGCTATGGTGGAGGCAGTAACTAGCTTTACCCAACTCAAAAGTGAAGTAATATAATTTGCTCTATTAGTTAGCCCCTGTGCCACTGCCTCAGCAGACAAAGCCTGAAACATCATCAATCTAAAGGAAGGGTATCTTCCTTCAACAAATGCCGCTGCCTTTCTAGCTATTTCTTCTATTTTATCTTGTCTACATGGTTGTAGTAAAAGAGAATCCAAGTTAGCCATGTAGTGAGATACCGCATCATCAAGGTCTTGTTGAGAAACTTCTCTTACGTACAATACGCCGCTATCATACCAATGTTTATTGCTGAGGACATTTTCATCTATAGATAAGCCAGCTAATTTTACTATTTCTACTAAGTTATGTTCAGCTGAGATGGAAACCTGTGCTATCATTATGGCGACCTCCAGAGGGGTTCATATATCCCTGTTCCTATTGAATTATGAGTTAATTCGGTAACCCTTAATATTGGCTTATAATGACTGGGATATGACTGATCTTGACTGTCAGACGATGATGCGTTCTTCGACCCCGCAGCACTATGAGCAAGTACCAACCGTACAAAGTCACCTTTCTTTAGATTTACCACCCCCTCACAGTTTGCATAAGAATCAAAATCAGACTTCACCATTCCCAAATATTGAGACAATGGCCACCATGACAAGGTTGGATCAAATCCTCTGTCTGTAATCGTTTGACCAGTAATTGCAACAGCAACTACGCCCCAATGTTGATACCCGATATTATGGACAGCCCCTTGTGCTTGACACAAATACTTACCATCTCTTCTAATTTCAACATAATTATTAGTCAGGTCTCCTATGCCACCAATATCATGATACTTTCCATCAAATGTTATAGGCACTGAAGTACTAGCAGCAATTGCTTGAACACCCGATGCTTCAAGCAATGTTGAGTGGGGAGACATATTTCTACTAGTTGTAATCCAGTTATTACCATCAGACATAACAGTAACAACATCGTTATTTACAAATAGTTCAATAAAGCCCGTACTATCTATAGTATCGCTACCACTAGGATTGATTCTTATTACATTAGAGCTTGAGTCTACTTTCTTTATAGTATATGTTCGACCTTCTATATTGGACGCAAGAGGAAGGGTGAGTTCTTGGAAGGCTGTGCCGGGGAAGGAACATGTGTAAAAGGCTGCATCTGATAGATGCCATGGAGACCCAGCAACGTCTCCCCAGTGATCTACGTCTGTATCGCTAACAACAGAAGTGGGTTTATTAAGCCATGAACTAGACATTTACGAGCCCCTATACAATTAACCACCACAATTTAGAAGAACTGCCTGTGCTGGCAAGAACATACACAGATGAAGGGTTTCTTACTCTCATAACCACACTATCTCCGGGATCTAGTGGAAATCCATCGGTAGAATCAGAAGAATCTGCGGTAATACTAGAGCTACTACCTACGTATAGAGTAGCAGTATTATTTTTATCAGCATATATCAAAACACCCTCATCAGCCTTAGTAAGGTCCGATGTAATTTGAGTAGGGGACGTTCCTATGCTACTTTTTCTTCCTGTTAGGAAGGTTGTTGATACATCTGCCATTTCTCACCCCCCTATATTTATGCACCATAGTATGTGGGATCGTCAAACCTATCATCGTACTTGACAAACAGAGTACCGCTAGCTGGCAATGCCGAAACTTCTCTCGCATGAGAGCCAGTAGAAATAGTATTTTGCATTATAGATATCCCGGAGGCATGTTGCAGAACAACAGCCGTACCGTGTTTTATTGTTGTTATTGATGAATGTGCGTTAGCAATGTCATTAGCCATTTTTTACTCCTATTTAGTTAATTACTTCTCTGTGATGAGCCCCCCCTAGGATCATAATTTGGTCCAACGAAAGGAGAGAGAACAGCTCTGATAGCCTGCTGCGCTTGAGCATCTCCCATCTCATATTCCCACTTAAGTCTTTCATATGTGGCGCAAGGACCCTGCTCTAATAACAATGCATAGCCGTTTAAACTATTTGATGTACTAATTGAAGCTGGTCCAACTTTAGCAGTTATACCGGCTTGCTGAGCCCTTGTTCTAAGCGTACTTTGGTCAGCCAAACAAGCAGCTTTTAGCACGACCATATTTTGAAATACCGTATCCTTTTGTGTGATTGGATCTGGAGAAATTGACGTAGCTGCAATATCCACTGTATAAGTATTAGAAAAAGCCATTTCTTGTATAACTAAATTGGCAGCAACAACTATCAACTCTTCCAAACGGGCATCTGTATATACACGATCATCAACATCGTCTGGGGCATCGTAAATTACCAATCTAAGCATAGTAGTTAGATTATATTGCCAAGGCATAGTAGCTCCTTTAAATATCTGTTACTCGTAATATACCGTCGCCTTCTAATTTTTGTCCAGAGCTAGTAGTTACCTGAACTTCTATTCTATATGTATTTCCCGAAGTCCCTCCCTCTATCCATAACAAAATTTTATTCGCATCAGAATTTATAGTGTTGCTATATCCGACTGCCGGGATCGTTAGGTCAGAAGCCCCTCCCTCCAAAGTTTCAGATGTAACTGAATCAAGTGCAGTTATAGTTTCACTCGTATCTAAAGGCCTAGTAAAATCCATCGTAAACTTTTTTCGTTCAGATGGCTGTTTATATAACCTTTCCCCCGCCGTTACAATAGACATTATGTAGTACTCCCAGAAGCTCTCAAAGTAAATGTAGTATTAGTAGCCACCGTTCCATCGGGAAGATTTAACTTCAACCAGACACCAATTCCGCTACTTGGCCCTAAGGAAGTAGTTGGAATGCTTTTGCTACTATCATCAAAGGTAGGAGATCCTAACATCCCCCCTCCAGCAGGTGGTGTTACTCTATTTGTACTTGTATTTGATCCATTTTGAGACGACTCAAGATCAAAAGTAACGTCTGCCAAAACTGCTTCTGTACCATCGCTTGCCTCAACAAGACTAGCATTTAATAAAGCGTTAGTGGAATTGTTATTTTTTAAAAAAACTTTTTCATAATAATCTCTGTCTGAACCCCCAGAAACATCGGCAGAAACATTGTAGAAAGGCCTTCTGACTGTAGTAATAGCAGGTTCCATCGTAGCAACGGTATTAGGACTACCCTCACTGTCAATAATAGTAAGAGTTCCAGTATGCGAAGTAGTCACCATCTTGAGGATTCTTTCAAAAGACTTGGTGCCTACTACCGTGCTAGTACCATTCAATGATAACGCATCTGTTATAATGGTCCCTGAAGAATCCCTTCCAGTAATAGTTAGGGTTTGGGAGTTGTCTCCAGACGCACTGCTACTAACTTTTAGAATAGAAGCACTGGGAACTATATCTGTAAAAACTATTTTTACCGCCGTATCGATAGCACCGCCCTGAGTATCAGAGTCATTTTCTGCCATCGCGTTGCTACCATATATAACAAGATCAGTTGAGGTAACGCTAGCCATTTATAAATCTCCTTTAGTTACTTGAAGCTGACGAGCTTCCTTTTATAAGTGTCCATGTATTTTGATCGTTTTTAAGTGTCCATAAATTTTTATCGTTTATTAGGGTCCATTTCAGTATTGACGATACGAATTCCGTACCCCCAAACGATATTGGTATTATGTCATCATGCTTAAAGGTTTCTATTATTTCTGTTGCCAAAGACGAGTCGGCCCCAGAATCTTTCAAAAAACCTATATATGTATCTATTTCCACCCCAAAATCAAGGGCCCACTCAATATCTAATACACCGTTAAGAACGGCAGGGGTCCTCCAATCCGTATTAAGTTCTAAATCTGGACCTATACCTGACAAAAATACTACAGAGGTCTCAGTATCTTCTCCAGTATCATGTAAAAATGACGCTGACGATGTGGCTTCAGCAATTAGGCCCTTCACAAAGTATTCTATAGGAATTTCTGGGTCAATCTTAGTTCCAATCTTATTTGAAACTGGGAACGTAGAGTCTATATATGGGTTTCCATCTAGATCAACGAGAATTCTCCATGACAAATATATTACTTGAGACGAAGGCGTTAGTTGTAGGAAGTCTACTTGAATACCTTCATGACCATTAAATGGGAAGGTTCTATAGGAACCACCATTTACAAGTTCTGAAATATCTCTAGTAGTAAGTTTTTTATTCCAAAACCCAACCTCATCTATATCTCCAAACCAATGATTTGTCGTGGCTGCGCCAGCACTGCGTGCTCCCATTATTAATCTAGAACTATTAGAAGCATTTCCACCTCCAGTATACGGGGTAGTTACGTCATGTTCAAGACCACCAGAAGTGTTATAAATTTTTAGCCATAAAAGACCTGCCAAGCTATCCCAGCCAGCTATAGCATAATACCAAGTCGAGTGAGCAAGGCTGGACCCTATTATCGCCTCTGCCGAGGAAGATCCGTTAGATAGATAAAATCCTACCTTTCTGTCCGGATGTGGGCCGTGCATTCTTAATGACCAGTTTTCAGAACCAGTATCAGTCTTTGAAAAAATCGTTCTAGTATTATAAGGAATGTCTTTGTCAAACCTAAACCAACCAGCGATAGAAAAAGCATCAGTAGGATTAAATATCGAATCATGACTTCTGTAAAGATACTCAGATGAAAGATGATAAAACGTAGAAGCCGCCCCAAAGATCCCTGCCACAGAACCGACACTATTATAATTAGTAAGATGATAGCCACCGCTGTAAGAATCTAATCTAGGTGCATAGGAGTTATTTTCATCTAATTTCCAATACGCAACAATATCATTCATAAGTCCTTCCTGAGTTGCCGGAGAAAGAATTCCTAGCCTATTTTCTATATTTATGGCTTCATCGGCAAAAATACTCGTTGTGACAGCGCCAATAATTGGCTCTATCGCGCTAAAGGGTCTTTCGCTGTAAGAATGAAATCCAAACATGTTCTTCTCCTAATCTATTGTCCAAGGTAAAAACGAAGCATTATCAATCAACCATTGTTCGCCAGCTAAGCCCTCAATAGCACCCATGTCCCAGTCGTCAAGATTAAAGTTTGGTCGGGTAGTTCCGGTGCCACTATGACAATAAATAGAATTAATATCTATGTCTGGGAAAGCATGGAAACATCCTGATGACAAAACACGCGCCGTGCTATCTACAAAAGTTCCACCCTGATTTGAGGCCCAGCTCTGACCACCTAGAAGAGGACCATTCTGCCCGCCCACAGAATTGGACCAGCGTAGGTTTTTGTCGTCCGGAGGTGGGTCTCCACTATAATTCCAGTTAAATCCAGCACCTACACAAGGAGAACCAGATTTTAATGTTAGTCCCCCTATAGAATGGTTTACGCCGGTCGGACATCCCGTAGTATACCATATATTTGGCATATGGAATACTTCATACGGCCCCCGGTTATTGATTGCTTCGTTATGGGTGTCTCTATAGATTCCTGTCGCACAGTTATATCCCCACTCGCCAGACGGAACTATAGGTCTATCACAGCCCAAGGCAATATTTGAAACACAGGGTGAGGGGACCCCCGTATTGGGGTAACCGGCCTTGGTGCTACATCTCATAACATTAGACCCAGAAGGCCATCCCGATGGAAAAGCTTCTTCATAATAAATTCCAATGCCGCTGCCGCCGCCGCCAACAACATTATAAACAGTATTATTCGCTGCGATACAGTCTTTCATCCCAATACCTATACCAGCCCCTCCTTCTACAGTAACTCCAGCAATTACGTTTCTCCATGCTCTACATTTCTCAAGGGCTACCGCATTTGCTGACGCAGTGTTTGAAACCACCCCAGTAATTATAGAATGATGTACAATTATCCCTAGGCCTGTTCCTTGGAACGCTTGGCTCTCAATAAGAGTCCTTCCTCCGCCAGCGCCAGTTGAAGTCAAAAGACACCTGTTAATGTGCAGGGGAGCTGGATTATTTCCATCTCCAGTCCATTTAATATTCTGGCTACTATTTGCCATATGCCCCGTAACGTTTTCTAACATCCAACCGATGGGCCAAGAACACTCGTCAGTCAAATTACCATTAAAAGTTGCTCCTGTAGTTATATCTCCGCTTTCCGCAACCCAAAAAGCATCCTCTCCACAACCAGTACCGGTAGGAGCATCGGCAAACCCCTGAAGACTACCTGCATTTAAATCATAATAGTGCCAAACCTGATGTGCTCCATAGTCCGATTTTTTACATACATGATGTCTGTAGGAGCCATTTAAAGACCAGCCATACGCAACTCGCCTCGCCTCACCATCAGCACCATATGTTGTTTGATTCGCTCCTCCTCGATGAACTGATTCGTTGGGCCCTGCCCCCTCTTCTTCAAGCATCCTCCCTGCTCGCGGAAACCCAAGAACATTTTTAACTCGCCACGGCCCGCTAGGAACCTTGTTGCAATGAAAGGCCGTTGAAACGTTACGGGTGACACCGGGACTGGAACCAAAACCTGAATCTGTGTCTGCCGGAGGTGTAAAGCATTCTATGCCTGTTTGAGATATAAGCCCTTGAAGCATACTGGTTTTATATCGTTGCCCATCCCAAGTATCTGTCCTTCTGCCTGCCTCGGCAGGGCTAAGCACGTTGCCAGAGCAACCTACTCTCATATCTACACAAACACCCCCATACCCACTTTGCGCAGCTACATCAGCTGCCCACCAAGCCGCCGACTCAGCGGGCGCAGATGGGCCACCATCATTAAACCCCGATAGTTTTGGCTGCCAAGGGTGTGACTTTCCGACGCTTCCACCAGTTGGATTTACAGCTACCGTTGTTCCAATAGAAATGTCTGTTCCGGTAGCATATGACTGCCCGTCCGGTGACGAGAAAGCCACTGTGTCTGGGAATTGACCAGACCCAAGTTCCGTACCCAAGGCCCCAACCAACACACCCACAAGCGTCCTATTTTTACTGCCCGCATCATCTTCTATATCTATTCCTATAGCTAACGGACTAAAGGTTGCATCCGTATCATCCAACTGCGAGTAATCTCTAACGCCAAACCCAATATCAGCAATAGTGCAGTTTTTCATTACTAAACACCCGGTACCCTTAGGAAGATGAACTCCTACCGCAGTAGATTCCTGCGCGGCTGAAGCCATGTCCTGCCCAAAGCAACTATAAAAAGCACAGTCCACAAATTCCATTTGGCCAGATTGAGCATAAATATTTGCAAGTACTGTCTTCGTTCCGTCATGATGACCTTTCCAGTTGCCAAATTCCATATGTTGAAACATTTGACCTATGCCAGAAGCACTCTGAGCCCCAAACATATACTCATCAATATCAAGATTAAGCGCAGTTCCGTTCGTACCAGTACTAAAGCTCCATCGACCATCAATTTTTCCATTGTACATACCAAACGTACAACCCATTCTTACGTCTAGAATATAATGTTCAGCGTGCAAAAGAGTTCCTGTAGATGGTTTAATTGTAAACCTTCGTTCGTTGTCCTTATAATATCCAGAAGGACACGCATTTGAAACATCTCCCGGCGCCCCCCCACTCGCACCAACTATATAGAGGCCCTCTATATTTTTATTACTATATTCTCCAAAGTCCTGACCCCCATTAAAAACAATATCCGCCTCATCAAAATTTCCATGAGCGAATGCCGTTATTATATCCCCATCTTGATAGACATCCTCTTCATCAAGCTCAGCTTCGAATAGACTAAAAAGTGAATAGGTCAATGGGGCGGGAGTGTCTAGTCTTTGGTCTATGTGTGCTGCCCACGGGCTGCCAGCGGACCCATTATGGTTGCCGCTCCAAACATTAATTGTTCCTGAATATAATAGTTGCCGCCCGTCGCTGGTGGCGGGTGGCTGGTCATGACTCGCAAGTCGTGGTCCTAGGGGATGGGTTGGCTGTGATCTTAGCGCCATTATTCAAGTCCCTCCAACAATCCAGCGACTTCCTTATCCACGGCTATTTCATCTAGAGAATATATTGTATCACTTTCAAACATAATGCTGGGAGTTCTTATATCAACCATATTATCTGTAAAAATATCCCAATAAGGAATAAACCACCTTCTTTTAGCTAAAATTTTATTTCCCTCTCCATAAACTATTGAGGTTTTTCCTCTACGCACCTCATCATAACATTTTATAATTAGAAATGAACTCTTTTCTGTGTCTGAGAACACATGATTATCACCGACTATGCTAACAATGTCTCCATCTTGATAGCTAGGGTTTGGTCCAGTTGATTTTACCTTAATTATAACCTGCATCCTTTATCTCCTAACTAACCTAGAATACTTTTCCATCAGCTGCTTGATTGTATGCTTTCCAGAGAACCCAGCAAAGTGCAATATAAACTCCCCGGCCCTGTTTTTCCTAGGGCTGTAAAAAGCATTAAATTGATTATTATCTGGCTCTACATAAACACGATCCTCAAAATTCATAATATTGTTATGCCACATATAATTCATGGCACACTGCTCCCAAAATTTAAGCTTTAAAAATTCCATCTTATTATATTTTTCTGGCCAGTCCCATATCTCTTGAAGTATATCCTTAGACCACTGAGTATTCTTCACAAAATAATTTCCGCAGCACAAAGAACTTTTTACAAATTTATATTCAACCAAACCGCCTCCCTGATTTGGAATTATCATATGGCAATTAGGCTTTATAAGGTCTTCAAGCCTGATTGTGTGGTCCATGATTAATGCGTCTATGTCACTCCAAAAAACCCAGTCAACGTCTGTAGTTTTCAACACCTCTTTTATCAATAAAATACTATGCCAACTTGGATGTCTGCCTAATCCTTCACCATATAAACCTTTTTTTGTGATTAACGAATATCCGTACCTATCACAATATTCCTGCTTATTTTCTTTTACAATATATGCCCAATCATCAAAATTAGAAGTGTATAATTGGACTACTGCTATTTTTGCCTCTGTCATTATATATTATACACTATTCCTTATAACTTGTCTTGCCACGCACACCCAAGATCAGATAAATACTCGTCAAATATTGTTTTATTTTTATGATAATAGACAGGAAGAAGGGTTACTTTTGCCTTCATAGCCATGCCACAAATAGCGAAATGGAGCCTATCTGTCATAATAGATTCAAATTGTGCTGCATATTCCCAATAATCCTCAGGGGTATGGCAAAAAGAAGCCGGGTCTTTCCTCCTCTCTCTTGGAATATAAATAAACACGCTTTCGTTGGTTCTTCTAAGAAATGTTTCGTCCCCACCCTTCTTGCAGTTCGTCTCTGGAAAATCAAAACCCAAGGCTAGGTCTGGAATTATTTCCCCCTTTCCAACTATATCTCTACTGACAGACTCCCTAAAAAAGAGCCTCTCAAAAGGGAGATCTTCTTCTTTAAAGACAGACTGAGGTAGCATCCAGCAAGGTATCCCAGATTCATATGCCTTTCTTCTTATGGCTGCACATTTGGGGTATCCAACATTGCCCCCGGCGAAAAGTAGCAATTTATCACATCTAGGAACAGGGTCTTCAGCCAAGGGATTTATTGTGAAATGATCTACGTCAAATTCGTTGCAAAGTTGTCTTGTGGCTAAATAAAGCAGGTCGTCACCAACGTTTCCAAAACCGTCTACGATTCCAACACGCAGCCCCTTAAGCTCTCCAAACATGGGTTCAAAGTTAGACAATTCTAACAATCTCATTTTTCATACTCCCCTTTGACAAAATCCTCATGATGAAGATAATATATTAAATCTTTTTGTTGCTGAGATAACTTAAAAGAAGAAAAGTCCACACCGTAGTTTTTACTGTCTGCCAATTTCCATGACTCGTTAAGGTGTGGGAAGGGACATTCTTCCTTAAATAGATCAAATCTTTTTAATTCTTGTTCAATATTTTCAACTTTAATTAATTCATCATATTCATATAATTTGGTGACAGGAAATTTAATTAATTGCTTGGAATGAACCATCAACCACTTATTGAAAGATACATTCTCGCCCTTAGATATGGTAAACTTCCATTGACTAATTGCTCTATCATAAGGATTTCTTATTGGCAATAGCTTCTTAAAATTAATAGCCCGCTTAGGATACCAGTTTGTATGACCTAAAGACGGTTCATTCTCTGGATTTAGTACATCATTAGGTAGGTAGGGGACCGGACCCTGTACGAATTTAAATCTCTCTTTCCCAAAAACCCTGTAGCTACAAAGATACTTATTCAATGACGTACTGTAATTTTTAAGAGGCTGCCAAACAATTAGCTCTCTTTCTTTATTAATCAGCATTTTTCCTCCAAATCGGCCTAAATCTTTCACGGCCATACTCATTTTCATTAGGCTCTAAATGCCGAAAGAACGAATAGTCTTTATCAACAAGTCTCTGAAGCAGTTCTAGTCTGTAGCTTGCTGGCCTTGACCCATTCGCATGTATAAAATAGCAGTCTTCTATCTTAGACCAAAAATCAAAGTCTATAAATTCTAAATTATATTTCCAGTTTAGTATATCAAACTCATTGTCTTCCAAGTTTATTAATAGATAGTTTTGATCAAAACACCATCTTTTAGGATACGGCAATTTTGGCTGATGGTATCTATGAGAAAGCTTTTTAGGTATAAGCATTACACCACCATTAGGCTGTATGCTTCTATTATTTTTTTGTAGATTTGGATATTGCTCTAGTATTTCTTTTCGTTCTCTTTTGATGCTTTCAAATATTAAATTATAAGACTGTTTAATAATGTCCCACTCATCGACAAACGATATCCTTTCCTTGCCGAGTGTTTTAAATACATCTGGGGTATTATCCTTAACTACAATATCACAGTCTAAGTATAGTGTATTTTCATACTTTTCTGTTACTTGTGATACCCTGTACTTATTTGACATGGGCCATTCGGGTGATTGGTCTCCGGACAACTCTATATAATCTGCCCCACATCTATCCGCATAATTTAAGATGTTTCTTCTGGTGACATTCAGTTGTTCCATAGCAATTTTATTAGCTGGAATTGTACATATAGCTATGTCTGATTTTTGTCTTGGTAAATCGTCTTGGAATACTGTCGGTATAACTAAATCTGTGGGAAGAGGAGGAGGGGGATACCCTCCCCACTTAGACCACCCACCATCCTTTACATCATGTCTCATAATATTAACAAGAGAGATTTTTTCCGATAGTAAATCCTTCAAATGTTGGTCCTGAGGCATCCACAACCAAGAACCCAAATACATCTACTCTATTTGCATCGGGAGTTAAGGTTGGCACAGCATCATTAGGCCAACAAACCGTATCAAACCAAGTAACAGTTCTATCTCCAGTCCCGTCTTGCAGCAACCTAACAAGAAATCTTTGGCCGTTGCTAGGGCCGGTAATACCAAGAGCTACCGGACTCCCTGTTAGAAGAACACTGTGAACATTGGTCTCATTTAAGTTTATAGAATCTCCAGTTCCTGAAACAGCGAAAGAAGCATCAATATTAACTTTTGTCGGTAAATCCAAAGTAACAGTATCAGTTGCGCTAACAACACTTTCAACCCCATAAGCAGTCCCCGTTACTTTAAGAGTATTTCCATCCTCAATAGTCTGCGTGTTTGATCCGTCAGACAGAGTAAAGTTACTCATTTTAGTAGCATCGGGAGCACCGCTGATTACAACTGTCTGGAAATCTGCGCCAGAAAGTGATACAGATGTTGTGCCCTGCCCAGTAAAGACTACATAGTCTGTAGTGTCAACTTGACCACTGGCGGGAACGCTAGGCTCGTCAATATCAACCCCCGAAACAAACCAATGACTATAGCTTCCTCCTCCGCCACCACCAATTTCATCCTCAAGATCTTCTATGGTAACGTATTTCCAACTGCTGGCATCTTCATCCCAAATAAGCATCCGGTCAGCATCTACTATAGTACCTTCGTTAATGGTCGTGCCATTTGCAGGATCATCTAATGTAAAGGTACTCCCTCCCAATAGAAGGCCGTTGCCTGCGTTATATTCCATGCCGCTACCACTAATTACAACCTTGTGAGGCGGGCCTGCCTCAACAGCTACCTCAATACCACCAGACCCACTAAACTGAAGATTTTCAAGACTTGAAACTGCTTGGTTGTCTCCTCCGGCACCAACGGTCCAATAGTTATATTTATCAAAGCTTGAGGTCCCCCAGTCATAAACGGCATTTGGAGTGACAGCCTTAGTAGTAACACCGTTAGTAACTGCATCTAGCAATTCAGTGATTCCACTTTGACCGGTGGTAGCGAGATAGTTATTGAATTCCTGTCCATCTAAAAGTAAGCCGGTTCCAGCAGTATATGCAGGACGCCAAGTATTCACTGTCGTCTCTGTTGCTGTCTCAATTCCGTGAACATGACCATACGCATCAAGAGTTATATCTTGTATGTAAGTTCTACCGGAATTATTAGAAGTCGATGCTCCTGTTGAAGCATGCCCAATATTAAAGACTGTAGAAGACTTAGAAGACGAAAGACCGCTAGTAGCAGTTAGCGTTCGCTCATCACTTAAATCATCCGATGCTTCCCACGTTATATATGGACCATCAGCAGGGGCTGGGGCAAGAGCATCGATAGAAGTTTGAAGATTTCCCGACACATCGTAAAGAGCATTCGGTGTGACAGCTATACCAGCTACATATCCGTCGCTTCCAGAGTCTTGTAATTTGACTATCCCAGTCGGATAAGCACCACCAGTATCTGCTATATGAATATTAAAGGTAGTAGCAGGGTCAAAACTTAAACCAGTACCAGCATAATAGGCAGAACCGCCGCCGGGTACACCTGTACAGCCAGTATAGGCAACAATCTGCACCTGACCATCTGGGTATCGAACCCCGCCTCTAAAGTTACCAGTTCCATGAACATCAAGAGTATAATCAGCGGTACCTGAGCCAATACCAATTTGCCCCTTAGAAGCATCCGCTCTAAAATAAACATCAGAAGAATTGTCATTAATGACAAAGTCAGCATTGCTAGCTTCGTGATTGATCGTGACTTGATGGGGAGCACTGCCCTTTTTATGTAACCCAAGCAGATTAAGTCCGCCAACAGTAAATCTTATTCTATCGTCGGTAAATCGTATAGATGTGTTGTCGTCACCATTATGATAGAGATATTCGTCAAATCCGGCATTCCCCGCAACGTCAAGAGTATAAGTCGGTGGATACGTACCAATACCAAGCTCGTCAAAATAGCCAGTGCCAGAAGTATTGAACCCGGTACCATCTACTAAGGTGAGTCCGGTGCCAGCGTAATAGGTAGAACCTCCACCGCCGCCGCCCGTTACATCAACACTATCCCAGAAAAGAGTCCCACCGACATTGTAAAGTCTATTAGAAGTATCTTCTGGTGCGGAGCCGGTTCGGATAGGTACGAAGTCTCCAGACTCATAATATACTGAGCCTGTTGCTGGGTAGGTACAAAAGGCGTCTTTGACCCCCGCTGAAAAATTTACAAGGGCATTATTATTAGAGCTTTGATATACCTGATTTCTTATTAAATTAGCACCACTGACAGTGCCAAAGCCAACCTCCCACTCTTCATAAGTGTTTATCTCTTGGTGGACAATTGTATAATGACAAGTATTTCCACTGCCGATACCACCAGTAAAACTCTGAAATCCAGAGGCGGCACCACCTAAAGATATATTGCCATCACCTGCTGTGGAGGTTGTTTCTTTTACCCGGTCATTCAAGTTGAACATGCCCACACTCTCCCTATTGATAAATTACACAAAAAAAAGGGAGCGGCAACAGCAAGCTGCCGCCAACTCCCTTATTTTTAATACTGTAGATTACAATGATCCAAGTATAACTCGTCGATTATCAAGAACTGCAAATCCTTGTTCTGCCCATCCATAAAGGCCAGCACGTTTTTGACGATGAAGATTGTCGTCTTCAAAGACCTGAACTTGCTCACGCATCGGCATAACAAACGAATCTCGTCTACTGAGATCCAGACCCACAACACTTTCTACATCCGTTCCGGGCAGAGCACCGCTAAGTTCGGAACTATAGAACAGTTGATATTCTTGACCTTGTCCTAGTTCGTCTAGGTCGTGAAGATTGACGCTAAAGATTCGGTTAATAGCACCGTCTTCGGCCACGTAAATTTCTCTACGCGTAACTTCATCAACTTGGTCAACGCCCCAGTTGCGAATATCTTCCATGGCTTCTGGACTAACATATAGGTCAGTCAATCGACCACGGTTAAGGGAGGTTGAGTTACCGCCGCCATTACGACGCATAACGGTTTTCAGCAAGCTAACCAATCTCTTGGTAAACTGACCAGCATTCGCATCACTGTCATAAACAACAATGTTACGATCAACGCCAGCACTAAGGATAGTGTGCCAACCGTCGTCACTCAACTTCTTGGTAAATTGGGCTTCCATGACTTCCATGGCACGACCCACAACATCCCAGCGGGCGTCACGAGCATACTTCAGGAGCCAATCAATCGAGGCACCAATGTCATACGTCGGAACGATTACGTAATCGCCTTCGACGTGTCTTTCCGGAATCCGGCCATGATTAGGAATCGTGTAAGCCACGAAGTCCCGTTCCGTTCCCGGAGCGATGAAATCTAGAGGAAATTCAGTAGAGGCACCCGGAGCCATTTGAATAGCTTCGAATATATTACCAAGAATATCTCCAGACAATAAACCTTGTCGCAAAGGAAGCTCAAGAGCTTTTGCAAGCTCAGCAGTTGCGGCCAGAGCCACTTCCTTTCGCGGTGAACCAGAGTCTTTAAGAAGCTGGTCCATTTCAGGCGTAGGAGTAAAAACTTTATCAGCCATTTTATTGCTTCCTTTCTTTATACTATGTTAACCCAGACTTTGACGTATCCGTCAGCGTCTTTCGTACTAAGAAATCTTCCAACCTGATCCGAAGTCGTGCCAGTGGTAAATTTACCATCTGTATCGAAATGTGCAACGTCTCCGGCCAAGATTGTAGACGAATCAACTTGATCAGTTACAACCCAACCCTGTCTCATCAACAATACCTTACCACCCAGCTGGACTTCGTCCTGATGCTGGTTAAGGTGCTGTCTGGTAAGATCAATATCAACTACATCATTTAGAAGCAATCCAGCCGGTTCAGCTGTGTCGCCAGCTACAGACCCGCCGGGAACAGCTACAATAGCTTCCGCCTGATCCATACCTATGCCAGAGCCGCCGGACTGAGCCGAGCCGTTGCCATGAACAACGATGATTCCGCGTTCCATAGCCTCATTCCCAAAGAATGAGTTATCGGTAAGCGCTTCATATCGGTCACCTTTAAGAGCCATATTATGTCTCCTTCACATATAAAAAAGTTTAAACTTTTAAGTACTTGTTAGAAATGAACTCGGTCAAAGCCGAACGAGCATGCCCAATTTCGTCTGATTCAGAAGAGGCAGATAAATCAGGTTGCTTGTCAGCTTCAACATCATCAAGATCAGCGGCTTCGGCTTCTGCCTCGGCTTCATCTTCAGTTGTATCTTCTGACTTAGCATCTTTCTTTTTCTTCTTCTTCTCATCATCTTCCTCTTCATCATCCTTCTTCTTAAAGTCAGGAAAAGCTGCCTCAACGTCCTCTTCAGAAGTTTCGGCCTCAAAAGCAGACTTGGTAATTTGGACAATAGCTTCAAATTGCTCATCATTGAGATCGGCAAATTTGGCTACCGTGTCTGTCGCCTTGTCTTCATCTAGCCCTGCTTCCACCAAAATAGAGATACGGCTCTCTGTTCGCATCTTTTCTTTGATTTCCGAAAGCTCAGAATCAACGGCAGACTTAGCCTCTTCAATTTCTTGAATCTTGGCTTCAAGACCTTCAACGGTCTCTTTATTTTCACCAATTTTAGAGTTCAAATCAGCAATAGTTTGTGTGTCAGCTTCTACATTCGCTTCTAGTGCAGCAATGGTATCTTCGTATTGCTTGGCACCAGCATCGACCAATTTTTTCTCAAGCTGACTATTGGTCTCTATAAGAGTGTCCACCTCGGCCTTTAGGCTTTGTATCTGGTTCTTATAAGCTTCCATATTCACTTCAGACATTAGTATCTCCTCTTTATTACTATTGTGTACTGCTGCTGCGCAGGTAGGGAGCAATAACTTTGCACTACTATTCTTCGGAGCAACGAACGGTTGATACTTGTTAAAAATAATACTAGAAAGATTGGCTGGTCTGTCAACCAAACCCTTTCCACAAAACGCAATATCTCTCAATAAACGACCCACCCTGTAATCTTCATATACACCATCCCCCCCATAAGACCGTAAATGTTTGGTTAAAAAGGAACTTTCCTCATTCCTAGCTATGATGTGGCTCCCTCCGTCAGGGGTCATGATCGCGTAATCAAATCCCCTAAACAGGCATTCCATAGATACAAACTTACTGCCAGACTCTATCTCCTTTATTAAGGATTCTGTTCTGCCCAGAAGTTCGGGGTCTGTCCAGTTTTTGTAGATAACCGCGCTAGTAACAATATGATATGTGTCTGGTAGTTCTTCGGCAGACAGGTCATTTGAGATAACGCTATGATTTTCGTGCACGGGCCAGTTTGCCGTAATATGCCCAATTATCTGCTTTTCGTCGTGTTCTAAATTAAAGGGCTTGTGTTCTGGGGTGTTTCTAGCGGCCCACACTTCTTCTTTATTAAACACATCGTCATTCTTATTCCAGCAGGTGGTAACTAAAATAGAATCGAGATAGTAAAGATCCTCTTGTTCGTTTGCTGAGGCCTCAGACTTATCTAAGTTTTGATAAATAAAATCTTTTCTTTTTTGACTTTCGGCAGGCTTGAGTTCTGCGACATAAGCAAGAGAATTTCTTTGAGAAATTACGTCGCTTAGACCGTCAGCCATTTCTTGTTGAAATATTTTCATATGATTTTTAGTGCCCTCATATATGTATTATACGCCTCACTCAAAAAAATATACACCATAAACTATAAAAATGGACGAATAATCTTACTCTACGGTCTTTCTCCAACCAATCTTCCATAGTATGTTAGCAATGTCAGTTCCAATTCTTTCTATCCATTCTTCGTCTTTCCACCAGTCGGCAGCATGAAGCAATTCATGTATGGTTACATCAAGCTCTTCTTTGGCAGGAAGATTTTTTCTCACTACTATCTCCTTTCCCTTACTATTAGGAGAGTCGCAGTATCCCTTGCATTTTTTTAAATTACTAAATCTAAAATTCCATACCTTTCCTGCAATCTTTACTCGCATAATATCCCCTCCAAAAAGACCTATGAATTATAAACAGCATATATATCAGCCTGCATATCTCTAGATTCTTCTAAAGATGACTGCCTTCCCATTTTACTTGAAAATTCTGACAACCAGTCTTTGTACGTGGCAGAAATTTCTGGCGGTAAGGGGGCCTGTAGAGCGTCATGTACTGTTTTTTCGTCTATGTTAGAAAATGCCCTCAGGTTACAAAGGACACCAAATCTTATTGTCTCGGCTTCGTTGGCCTGTTTACTACTTAGGCTTCTCATGTTCTTCTTTTTGTAGTGATCAAGAAGCATGGGATTTACAAAATTCGCAATTTTTGCCTGAGCTTCTTTTGCCCATAGTTTTACTACTGCTCCAGTCCTTGGGTTTACATGCTTTTGTTTTCTGGGCTTTGTGTCTTTTTGATTAGGAGGCCTGCCCTGTCCGGGTTGTCCGGGAGGACCGTCTTTTTCTGGACCCGGCTTAGGGGCTCTCATCTCTAGACTATTCTTTTCACCCTCTTTTCTTTCCTCTAATTCTAAACCTACCTCACTTGGGGTAACGATACCTGTTTGCAAAGCAATTTTCCTAAGGTTAGCATCATTATTTGCGTCATGGAATGGGCTAGCCTTATCTGGGGCCTTTCCGCCATCTCTATCTTTAAATTCACGAGAAATTCTAATTTTTTCCATATCAGGATGATCACCAAATTTTCTTTGTAATGTTTCATTGCTAACTAAATTTCTATCAGCTAGTTGTATTAATAGTTGCTTTTCTGAATCTTCATTAGATAATGTCATCCTATCAAATTCTACATTAGCAGGAAGTTTGAAATTCATTGCTTTTTGAACTATGGCAATTTCATTGTTCCAAAAAGAAAGCAGCATATTTCTTCCATATTCTAGTCTTTCTATCAAAGTTTTGAGAGACATAAAATTATTGGTAAGGCCCCCTCCTGCGGAACTAAGGCCAGTAAGACTTGGAGGAATGCCCAGTCCAGCATAAATAGAATTAAGGGTAGGCTCGTATTTTCCTTGACCTAAAAATTGATGGACGGATGTTTTTGATTCTAGCAGTTCTATGTCTGGCCCCCAAACCAAATCCGTTGTTCCTCCGCCTACATTATTTTCTAATATATCAGCCAGCTTTGCGGCTGCGGCTGGGGTAGGAGCTATTCTATGTTCTAAATTTCCTAACTTAAAAATCCTAATATTTGATATTGCCCCATCTAAAGCAGCGGTGTCTGCCAATTTTAATTTTTCAAGCAAAATAACATCGTCAAGAATAGCATAGATCATGGGGTCTGCCCATATCTGCCAATCATCTTTTTTATAATGAAAGACAAGTGTGTTTTCTGAGGGGAGAGGATAGGGTTTATTTGTTTTGGCTGCCTGTATAAGTTCGGGAGGCAGTTGAGAAATTATTTTTTTCTCCCCTTCTCCTTTGGGGGAATTGATAGCTTTTCTTAAGCCCGGAGGAAGAAGAATGGCGTAATTCTTTTGACCAACAAAGTTGGAAAGCTCATTGCCTACCACCGTAATAGTAGCTGGATCTAAAAATATATATTTCCAAGGTATCTCTTTCCTTTTAGTTTTAAGAAATTCTATGTCAATTTCAGGAGCGGCAGACCCCTTATATAGATTGTTTGCATTTTTGCTAGAAATCTTTGCCGTTTGCCTTCGAACAACAAGGTTTCCGGTTCTATAAAGATTATTTAGAAATCTCTCAGACCTTTCTTTACCTCCAACTCTAATAAACCAATTTTTATAAAATTTTTCAATCTTTTTATTTGGGTGCGATAGCCTTATTCCCTGACAAGCAAAATCTCCCATCAGATCTATAATATTTCTTATTAGGCCAACTCTCTTGTATGCAGTATTGGCTGCATGGATTATTTCTTTGTGCTTCTCTGGTACTGTCTCACTAGGTCTGAAATAATCATAATCTGGCCTGCCCATTCCCGGTCGAGCAGATATGTTAGGTGCTACCAAATGAAACTGTTGTCTAAAGCCAGCATGGGATCTCTCCACCATTCTATACTCATCTAATGTTTTACCAGAATCTTTAAAAGCTTGCCTTTTTTCCTCATCAGTTCCCCACGTAACGTAGGCTTGAGGATGCCGGTCTTTTGGATTCTTCATATTGTGAGCATTTTCGTATTTTTTAGCTGCCATGTTTTTTTCATCCAATAGGTATTATAAATGTATTACAGTACATATTATTATACACCAGTTATTGTCTCCTGTTGATTCCCTTACAGATATTTTGACTAACTCCTTTTACGTACCATTCTGGACCGCTATACATTTGGCCCATCTTCTTAGTATCTATCATTTTTGTAGTGCCCCCTATTAAAGAATAGTCTGGGGGCCTAGAAGCTCTCGCTATTTGTCTGGCCATCATATTAGCAATTAGCAATGCGCTATATCTATCTTTTCTCATTCTTCCTTTTTTGCCGTTTGGCAATTTAACTTCGGGAGTATCCCACTTGTCCCTACTGCTGATACTGGTTTGACTCATGATTATTGTACATAGTTCGTCCTTGAGATCTTCAATCTCCATAACGCAATCTTCTAGTGAGTCATAAAGTCTGGTTTTGTCTCCGCTATTGATAGCCCTTTTGTCATCTTCAATTGCAAGGCCAATAGTAATTGGGTCGAATCTTGGAAAAATTAAAACCTGATCTTCCATATCTTTTCTTAGTCCGTGATTTGCCTGAGAGGTCCATTCGGCTTTGGCAAATTGTACTAATTCTAAAACGTGTAGGCCTGCCTCTACGTCCGTATCTGCCTTTTTTTCTGGGTCTATAACAGGCCAAATCAACAGCTCTCCTTTTTGCAACTTATCTGGGTCGTGTAAAGCTTCTTCTATTGCTATCCCTCCCCCCTGAGCATCTATCCCTATCCTTTCACAAGGAAAAATTTTCATCAAATCTCGAATTTTCCTAGCGCAGTAATGATAAAAATCATGCTCACAATCAAGACCAGCTTCTTTAGATTTCCTAAGTCTTTCTTTAAATTTTTGTCTGTTGGTGGACCAGCCATAGACAATCCTACTGTGATCGTCTCGCAGCTCTATTATTATTATACTAAAATTATCTTGCTCTGAAGCTGGGTCGATTCCATAAACATATTTTGATGAAGAGCTTCCTTTTGTCACAGCATCAAAAAATACTGATCCTGACGGCAAGTTTACTGGTTTTGCTTCTGACCCAACGCATCTTTCTATGAGGCTTCTTTTGAAAAATCCCTCACTGTCCATAGTAAAAACTGCCCCGTATTCCATTTGATAAATTCCGTTATGAATAGTAGCCTTGGCTCTAGCAACATTCTTATCATCCATAAACCCAGACGGAACAAGCTCATAAGGAATTCTTATTATTGAATAGTCTCTCCAATTAAAATTGTCAGGAACTCCTTCTCCAAATAGTTCTAGTAATTTTTTTTCTTCTCCTCGACTCTCTATTATTTTTTTATATCTTTTCCAGTAATCAGCAAAATGATTAAAATCATAGTATGCTGTACCAGACAATATGGCTTGGTTCGATGTTCTCTTGTCATATCTTGTTTCGTGAGCGTCCGTCCATTCTCCAGTTTCTTTTAATGCTTTTCTTCTTGCTGCCTCTTTCACGTTTTGTACGGGGGAGGCAGAAACAGCAGTAAAGCCAGCGACAACTGTTTCATAGATATCTGGTGGTATAGATGCAAATTCATCTGATATAATTGTATGGGCTCTTAAACCACGAATTTTCTGTCCGTCTCCCAGAGGAACAGCAATTGTCCAGCTATCATTTATTCTCATGGTACATCTGTCGACATCTCTACGAGGGCCGCTGTTTGTGTCGCAGATACTTCTTAGTATCGGTGCGTCTCTCCAAATAGTCTCCATGTATTCAAAGATTATTTTTGATTGTCTAAAAGCAGCACCAACAATAACTACCTTACTATTTGGTATGAGGGAACATTTTAACATGGCATAAACAGCCAGCAACCAAGACTTTCCAAACCCACGAGAGGCGACGAACATTGGGAACGGCCTCACCCACAGCTCCCTTAAAATAGCAGCTTGCACTGGAAGTAGTTCTATACCTAAAAGGTGTTTGCAGGTGAATGAAAAATAGGCGGGATTTCTCATTATCCGTAAGATATGAAGATCCGGCCTGCTCATGTCTTTTTCAGACCGATGTATTAAAGGATTCTCTATTTGTATCTCGTCTTTGCCCAAGCCAAGCCAAGCATCTTCTGCGGATGTTATAATTTTTGACATTAGTTTATTCGTATAGAGCCCTTAACATTTCTAAGCTTTCCTTGAGCGACTGGTTTTTACTCACTTGACCAACTTCGTCATCTAATCTTCTGGTAAGTTCTTCGGCAGTAGAGATCTCCATATATTCATTTATTATAGAATATATCTTGATTGCTTCATCTGGACTTGTTGGCATTTCTTCTCCTTCTAATTTTTTGCTTCGTAAACTCTTTTCATTATGCTGGTTGCCATGTGCCATGCTGAAAACTTATCTCCACAAGGAACAACATGCACCCCATAAACTGTTTGTATTTCGGATATTTTTTTCATTAGAAAATTACCACTGACTCTTAGCTTATCCCACGTTCTTTTAGGTATGTCTGAACCAACCGGAAAAGCCCTTACATCTTCTAATGAAAATTCTAATAATAAAAATCGAAATTCAAAGTCCTGCATCCTCTCAAGCTCTCTATCAAATCTTTTATCAACAAAGTTGTTCGCTATTTCTGCTGTGCTAGCTTTTCTTTCTATGCATAAAATTTGCTCCATACCCTCTATGGAATAATCACCAGTGTCGAGCTTTTTCTCTATCATTCCAGAACAATAGTCGCTCTCTTTGAAGAACCATCCGTTTTGTTCTCTAGTATCTTTTATAACTGTAAATTTATTCTTTGTCATCTTTCATTATGTTTCGCATAATTATTTTGTGAAAAAATAATGCGTACTCCTCTTCTTTACCGTGAATTCTATCATGACATCTTTTACATAGCGTTATACCATTATTTGTATTAAATCTGACATGGGAGTCGTCCGCCCATTTCTTTATGTGATGAGCATTAAGTTTCTTTGAAGATCCGCAGTCGGGCCATTGACACGAATAGCCATCTCTGGCAAAAACCTTCTTTCTCCATTCCACATACTTTGGATCGTCAAAATTCCTAGTATGACTGCGTTTCCAGTGGCGCCTCTTGCGACGATTCATGTTTTAAGTCTGACCTCACCATTCTTTTTACTAAGTCGGTAAAATTAATTTCTGGCTGCCAATCCAAATGTCTTAACGCTTTAGAATATGACCCCTTAAGAAATTCAACTTCTGCCGGTCTATAAAACTCAGGGTCTATAACGACATATGATTCATAATTCTTTATATTCACACGATTGAAAGCCTCTTTTAAAAAGTCTCTTACCGAGTATGTCTCTCCAGTAGCTACTACGTAATCGTCTGAGACATCTTGCTGTAGCATCAGCCACATTGCGCGAACATAATCTTCAGCATGTCCCCAATCCCGGTACGCATCTAAATTACCTAAACGAAGTTTTGGAAATGTCTTAGGGCTATTTCTTGGTATACAAATTTCTTCTTTCTCTAATATCAAATCGTTAGGTAAAACATTATGCTCTTTCTTCCATGCTACAAATTTCGCAATCCATTTTGTTATCTTTCTTGTTACAAAACTCTCTCCCCTTCTCTCACTTTCATGATTAAACAAGATACCACAACTTCCATGAATTCCATAAGACTCTCTATAGGTATGAACTAAGTTATGCGCTGCCATTTTAGCTACGGCATAAGGAGAACGAGGAGCAAACCGAGTTTCTTCGTCTTGATACCCATATTCATTAACGCTATCTCCAAACATTTCGCTAGTAGAGGCTTGATAAAAGCGAATATCAGAATTTATGCTACGAACAGATTCCAAAATATTCAAAACCCCACCGAGATTTACTTCAAAGGTTGCAGAGGGTTGTTTAAAGGAAGTTCCTACATGGCTCTGTGCTGCTAAGTTATAACATTCTGCTATCTCCGGCGTAGACAGATATTCCTGTATAATATTAGCAACAGAAGCAGCGTCTGTAATATCTCCCTCAACCAAAGTAAAGTTTTCGTGCTGCCTTACATAGTTGCCAATTCTTTCGGTTGTGTCAACACTGGACCGTCTCTTAACAGCCACCACATGATAATCTTTTTTAAGTAGTAGTTCAGAAAGATAAGAACCATCTTGTCCTGTGGCCCCAAAAATTACAGCAGTTTTGTTCATCTTATTCTTTATCCTTTTTAAGAATTGTATCAGGTGTCAACATAGGCATATCTACTATTTTATCTTCATACGTATGATATTCAGAAAGCTGCTCAGTAGATTTATCGGAAGCAACTCTCATCAGTTCCAAGTCTCGTCCCTCTCTCTCTCTGATAGATTCGTCTTCAAGCATTCTTATCAGCCCTATCCAGCTAGTCTTCCCATCCTCAACGCGCTTTAGTCTCTGATCTCTCGTTGCCTTTAAGTCTTTAGAAAGAGCCTTCGATTCATTAGAAAGTTTCGTATACTCATTGGTATAAGATGTCTGGGAGCTTCTGGCCATGGAAAGCTGTGTTTCTAGATTCATGATCCTATCAGAATTTCTTTCCCCGAGCGGCCTCGCATATTCTTCCTGAATGAAATCATCTAGTCTCTCTATTTCCTGCATACATCTTTTTCTTTCAACCATAGAACGGTTGATCAATATTTCCGTAGTAATCAGCTGTTTAATTTGCAGCTCTTCGGTGGGCAGTATGTCTTCTCTAAATTGTTGAACCAGATCTATCCAAATTGATTCAAAATAAATCAGTTCATTTTCCGTAAGCTGTTTTTCCACCTCTTTCCAATAAACCCTATTTCTGAGCTTCTTTCTTAGATCGGTCTCTGTTCTCTCTTTGTCAGACATGCCAACATAAGATAAGGACATATTTTCAATATGCTTTTTTATTGTTTCTGGAGTTCTGTCAAGATATTTTGCAATCTCTTTAACGGTTTTGGTACCGCAGTTTTCCTCTATAAACTGAACTTCGCCGTCACTCAGCTTGCCACGCTTGGCCATCTATTTCCTCGCTATCTAATATCTCTTTAATTTTTTCTACTAATTTATCTCTACGCGCCTTCACAAGCTTCAAGCCGTTCATTAGTCTTAAATAATCCAACCTAAAATCAACGGGAAGTTTTCTATCAATAATATCCAATACTTCCCTGTCCGCCGTTTCATTCTCTATATCAAACACCCTTTTCATATGATTCTCATTTTCGTCTCTAACTTCTGGCCAACTAAGGGGAGTCATTAAATTTTTCTTACTAGAATTCCTTTTCATCCAACTACCGTATAGATCACACGAATATTTATCTGAAAACTCTACGCAGTTACTTTGGGACTTCTCGTTATGCGGATCATAGAACGGGCAAGTATAGCATGGCAAATCAGGACGTTCATAATTGTCCCTTTTGAAGTTAAATAGGCGATTTCTTACATGTACCCATAAGAAATTTTCAAGAGGCCGATTTTCATCGTACCTTTCCATGGCTTCTACAGCAAACATACGGGCTTGTTGCCGCATGTCCTCAGCATCGTGGTATCCAAATTTAAATTTATAGCATAGTCTATTCGCTATATTCTCAATTATGCTAAGTACCTGTTCCTCTGTCATGTTTTTCGGTATCTTCATCTTCACCTTCTAACAAAGAGGACATAGCTTTTTCTGGACTTTCAGGATCTGGCACTTCCAATTCCTGCAACACTTCTTCTTCTAGCTGTTCGCTAGCTACTGTTTTTAATATACTAGGCACTTTCTTACGTGCTTTTTCGTCAGACATGTGATTTTTCTCCTTTTCAAGTTACAAAAGTGGAAATCTGATCTATAATATTATACACAGCCGGGGCTTAAAAGGAAACTAATAGGAGCTAAAAAATGAATAAGGTTTGGAGTGATGCAGAAAAAGAGTTTATCAAGAGCAATGCTGGAAAATTAACCGACAAAATTTTATCAGTAAAATTAACTCAGATAACCGGGAGAAGAGTTACCCTACAGGCAGTAAGGAAACAGCGGCAGAAAATGGGTATCTCTAAACAGCCGGGACGGGGAAGATGTGAGCTTACACAAGAAAAGGAAGACTAGGTCTACGATGGATTGGAAAGAACTACATTATAAGTCTAACGTGGTAGATCTGCATACTCATGCGGCTATGAAAGCGCTATTGTTTGATAGGGGAATTAGTGGAAGAAAAAAAGGATGGTTTAGAGAATTATTTAAGAAGTCTTTCTGGCCCTTTAGCGAGAGAGTTACTTTTAAGCAGTCTCAACAGGGTGGCTTGGATGTAATGCTTTCTACTCTATATGCCGTTGAGTCGGGATGGGCTAAAGATATGTCTCTTATCAATTGGTTGATTTGGCTCGTTCCCAGAGT